GGTGGGACCTAGACGCGGACCTCGCCGCCAAGCTCACCGAGCGCCCCGGCGGGATCACCAGCTACCCGCCCGTCCTCCGGATGCGGATCAAAGACCTTCCGCGGCGGATCAAACCCGCGCCCCGCAAATCATCCGGCCCACTGCCGCCCTGGTGCGGCGAATGCGCCGACGGAGCCCGCGCCGCCGAACGCGAAGGCCACCTCCGGCTGATCTACGACGACGCCGGCAACGGCCGGCCCTGCCCCAAGTGCCACCCATCCCAGACCGCCCACGCGGCCTGAACCGAACGGAGACCCCATGGAAGACGAGACCTTCGAGCGCGTCCCCCCGCAGGACATCGCAGCCGAGCAGTGCGTACTCGGCGGAATGCTCCTGTCGAAGCGGGCCATCGCCGAAGTCATCGAGATCCTCGACGCCGACGACTTCTACCGCCCCCAGCACGAGACCGTGTACCGCGCCGTCGTCGACATGTACGGCCGCAACGAGCCCGCCGACCAGATCACCGTCGGCAACTACCTCCGCGAACTCGGAGTCCTCGCCAAGATCGGCGGCGCCGCCTACCTCAGTCAACTCATCCAGTCGGTCCCCACGGCCGCGAACGCCGAGTACTACGCGGAGATCGTCCGCGACTGCGCCATCCGCCGTCGGATCGTCGAAGCCGGCCACCGCATCACCGAGATCGGCTACACCGGTGAGGGCCAGGCGATGCAGGCGAACGATGCCGCCCAGGCCGAACTCGCCGGCGTCATGAAAGTCCACGAGGAGGCCGACTCGGCGCTCCTCGGCGAAGACCTCCCCGAAGTCGTCGCCGAGCTCGAGAAGCTGCAGAGCGAAGGCCGCCAGTCCGGACTGCCCACCGGGTTCCTCGACCTCGACGCCCTCACCCACGGTCTCCACGGCGGTCAGATGGTCATCGTCGCCGGACGGCCCGGGCTCGGAAAGTCCACGCTCGGCGTCGACTTCCTGCGCTCCTGCTCGCTGCGCAACAACCTGCCGTCGGCGTTCTTCAGCCTCGAGATGGCGCGCCGCGAAGTACAGCACCGCATCATCTCCGCCGAAGCGAAGATCGGCCTCCACAGGATCCGCGGCGGCCAGATGGCCCCCCAGGACTGGGCCTCGTTCGCCAACCACATGCAGCGGCTCACCATGGCCCCGCTCACCATCGACGCCACCCCCAACCGCACCGTCAACCAGATCAAGGCCCGCTGCCGCCAGATCAAAGTGAAGACCGGCCTCAGCCTCGTCGTCATCGACTACCTGCAGCTCCTCGACCCGCACGGCAAGAAGCGCCCTGAGAATCGGCAGGTCGAAGTCTCCGAGATGAGCCGGCAAATCAAGCTCATGGCCAAAGACCTCGACGTTCCCGTGGTCGTCCTCTGCCAGCTCAACCGCGGGCCCGAACAGCGCACCGACAAGAAGCCCGTGCTGTCCGACCTCCGCGAGTCCGGATCCCTCGAGCAGGACGCGGACATCGTCATCCTCGTCCACCGCGAGGACGCCTACGACAGGGAATCTCCCCGGTCCGGTGAGGCCGACCTGATCGTGGCCAAGCACCGCGCCGGCCCCCTCTCCACGATCACTGTCGCCGCGCAGCTCCACTTCAGCCGCTTCTGCGACATGGCCCTGACGTGACCGGCCAGTTCCGGGCCGAAGACCTCGAGGCCGTCATGGCGGAGGGCTCGCTCGTAGATCTGTTCACGCAGCTCGCCGGCAAGCAGATAGCCCAGCCGGAGCGCCCCGCCGAAGACGACGAGCCGCTCTACCACATTCCGCGCACGGGGGCGTGGCCCTGCGGCACCGCCCCCTCCGGGCCCACACCGCCGCCGTGCGACGACTGCAAGGAAGGAACCCGTGAGCCGCACCCGAAGCATCCGTGACCGCGCCGCGATGTACCGCGGACGCGAGACCCAAGACGCCAGCCCCACCTACTCGATCACCGTCACCTGGCCCGGCGGACGAATGAGCCAGATGCACCGCAAGACCAAGGACCAGGCCCGCGAGCTCGCCGAGGAAGTGGAACTGAAAGGCGCGCACGTCAAGGTCATCGAATGGAACGGCAGCCAGTTCCGGCAGCTCGCCGTCCTCGACGCCTTCGCCAAGCGCCCCAGCCTCTCCACCGGCGCCACCCACACGGACAAGGTCGCCGCCGTCAAAGCCGACCTCGCCCGACTCGCCGAACAGACCCCAGGAAGGTTGGCCCTCCAGTGACCGAGTCCCAGACCCGCCACAAGGCCATGGCCCTCATCCTCCACCGCCTCCGTGACCAAGGCCAGGCCGCCGCCTACGAGCTTCTCCCCGGCCTGTGCAAGCCCGACGCCGTCACCGCGCTCATGGACATGGTCATCCACTTCGCCGACGCCGCCGCCCTCGAGTTGGAGAACACATACGGGAGCAAGGAAGCCGCCGCCGAATCCCTCCAGCAGCAGCTCTACAAGGAGCACCACTGATGAGCATCCGGCCACAAGACCTCCCCGAACTCCGAGTCGAGATCGTCAACCGACACCGCAGCCGCAAGAGCCTGGTCAAGTGGGAAGAGCTGATCATCCAGGGACACCGCGACTGGATGGACATCCTCATCGGCAGGAAGCCACAACGTAGCGACGGCGCAACGATGCAGGCATACGAGCGGATGCGCGTCGCCGACGCCGAGCTGTACTTCGTCTCCCCAGAGATGACCGAACTCGCCGTAGCCGCCGGCCGCTCACTGCCCGACTTCAACATCGAGTCGGAAGACATGCCAGGACCGACGGGCCTCATCATCTTCGGTGCCCCCCTCGACGCAGGTCTGTTCGACGTGAGCCTGTCGTCACCAAACTTCGCAGCGGACGGGCACACGGTCGGCATCTCGGCGATCGCCTGGTCGGTCATGCCCCATGGAGCGGCGATCTGGCTCAGCTTCTACGCGACGAGGCAAAGCATCATCGACTCCCTCCCGCCTGACATCGTCAACGACCTCCCTGCCGGGCAGCGCCTCATCTACCTCTTCGGGACCGAGGCCGCATGGGAACTGCACTTGGGCGACCGCGAGGTTACCACCGCCCCGCACGTAGACCTCGCGGGCCGGGCGTTGCGGGCTTCCTGGCTCCTGATGCAACAGCCCCTAGCCAAGGTGTCCTCCACGGAGCCCGACCGGGCGGCACGCAAGCGACTCCGCCGGGCCGGCCACGAACCCGCACCCGTCCGCGTCATCGAACTCCGACGCCCCAAGGCCCCTGCGGGACACGGCGACAGTGACCGCGAATACCACCACCAATGGATCGTCCGCGGCCACTGGCGGCAGCACTGGCACCCCAAGCGCCAAGTGCACCGGCCCGTCTGGATCGCACCCCACATCAAAGGCCCCGAAGGTGCACCACTCATCGGCGGCGAAAAGGTCTACGCCCTCAAGCACTGACCACAGCCGCCTAGATCGCCCGTTGTTCCCCGCCCGACCCCCATTCCGCCCCACACCAGCCGGGTGGGGCACGACAACCCAGGAGGAATCGCATGACCGACGCCCTGCCCCACGACCCGTACATCACCGCCGTCGTCCGCGCCCTGCTCGCCGCTGGCCTGGAGCCCGACGGCTGGTGGACCTCCGACGCCGAGATCGACCCGTACCGCACCGACGATGACGCGGGTGTCGTCACGATGCTCAACGCCGTCCTGCTCTGGAGCGGCGACCACGTTGCCGTCGCCGACGCTGTCGCCCCCGACGGGATGGTCCTGCTCTGGGATCACCCGGCCGAGGAGTGGCAGTACGCCGAGCGTCGTCCCGGGGGCGGAAACGAGGAGCCGGACTTCCTCGCCTCACTGCCTCGCTGGGTCGACCCGGCCGTGGTCGTCCTCGTCGTCCGCGAGCTGCTCGCCGGACGCCCTACACCAACCGCCGTTGGCCCGCTGTGGCTGAGCCACGAGACGGCGCAGGCCGCTGTCGACGCGTGGGCAGCGGACGAGTCCTGACCCCCACAGCACCGGCCGCCCGCGTTGGAGCCGCGGGCGGCCGGCCCGCCCACCCAATCACATCGATCAAGGAGCCACCCCATGACCGACACCGACCGTCCCGAGGTTGACGACCCCCGCGTCCTCGCCCTCGCCCAGGCCCGCCAGCAGATGGCCCACGAGAACCAGTTCAACGCCGGGTTCTGCCCGCCCTGGGATGGGCTGACTGGGCAGGAGCAGCGCCTGTCGCTGCTGGACGCCCGCAACTACCTTCGTGCCGCGCTGAAGGCCGGACTCCTGGCCGCGCCTGCCGTCGTGCTGCCCGCGCCCGCCGCCCGGGCCGCGGTCCTGCGGGAGCTGGCGTCGTCGATTCAGAGCGGCGACGTTCCGTTCAGCACCGAGGCAGCTGGGGCCGCGTTGAAGAACGGCGGGCCTTTCGCGCTGATCGCCTACGTGCAGCTGGCGATCGGGGAGCACCTGCGCCGCATGGCCGACGAGGCGCAGCAGCCCGAGACGCCAGTCCGGCTCGCCGCGTACCAGACCTGCGGCGTGTGCAAGTCCGGCTATCCGACCGGCGGCAGCTGCGGCGGGTGCGCTTTCAACGCCCGCATGGCCGCCGAGCCGCGGCAGGCCGACACCGCGGGGGAGGCGTGATGGCCGACCTGACGATCCGTGCCGTGCAGTCGGCTGTCTGGCAGAACAAGCTCGCCAAAGGATTCGGCACGACCGATGTGCCGCTGGAGTTCGGTCTGCTCACCGCGGAGATCGGCGAGGCGTTCACGGCCTGGCGGAAGGGCCTGACCGACTTCGGCGAGGAGCTCGCGGACGTGTTCCTGTTCCTGACCGGGCTCGCGGAGATGACCGGTGTGGACCTGGCTGCCGAGGTCGAACGCAAGTTGGCGATCAACGCCGGGCGCAGCTACGAGCGCAACGGCAACGGTGCGCTGATCCGGACCAACCCCACCGCCTGACCCGCCCCGACCCCGGGCGGTGGTTCCGGCCGCCGCCCGCCTGGAGGAGAACCATGACCGACCTGCTGCCCGCTCTCCGCCCGCACTGCGCCCAGCACGGGCCGATGGAACTCCGGCTCGGCTTCACGCCTGAGCAGCGCTGGTGCGGCACTTGGTACGGCTGCGCGGCCCACCGCTGCCAGACCGCCGTGCTCCTGCCGTCGGACGCCCTGCTGGTCCAGCTCTCCACGCAAGGGGCCCGCTCGTGACCGCCCGCCCACCCCTGCGCATCGCGATGGACCCGGAGTTCGCCCGTCTCCTCGCCCTGTACACGCGTGCCGGGGAAACAGCCCGCGGCGCCCTGCTGCGGGCGCTGCGGCTGCGCGCCACCGCGGACGGGCACCTCGACGCGGGCGGACAGATCAAACGCGGGAGGCAGACGTGAGGCGCCCGCTGAGCCCGCGGGAGCGGCGTGTGCTGCTGCTCGCCGGGAACGGCTGGACCAACGAGCAGATCGCGGCGGTGCTCGGCATCAGCCGCATGACGGTCCAGCGGCATCTGCAGAACATCCGGGCCGCGCTCGGCGCCCGGGACCGCACGCATGCCGTCGCTCTGGCCATCTGTCAGGGCGCCGTCAAAGTCGCCGACATCGAGGCGCAGCGGGAGGCGGCGTGAGCCTCCCGCCAGCCACTCGACCCGAGCGAGGGACGCTCCCGGCCCCCCAATCGCTCCTGACCAAAAATGCGAACCCAGGAAGGACCCATTTCATGGACAGCCAGAACCCCACCCCGGCTCCGATACCCGCAAACGCCATCCACCACGGTCAGTGCGGATCGTGGTGGACCGGCGCCGAGCGATCGCACTGCGGCGGATGCCACGCCACCTTCAGCTCGCTCACCTCGTTCGAGCGCCACCGCAAGGGCATGACCTGCAACCCGCCTGAGGAAGTCGGCCTAGTCGCCCGCGACAAGCCCTACGGCACCCTCTGGGGCCTCCCCGCACCCGTCGGCGGCTACGGCGCGCTCCACGGCCGCCGCGAGGCGGAGGCGGCGGCATGACCCACCAGACACCCGCCGAAGCCCCCGAGGGCCCCCAGGAGCCGCGTACTGGCCCCGGACGGCAGCCGGACCACCCGGACGCGGCGCAGGCGGCCACAGAGCAACTCCGCGCCGACGCCAACACGTGGCGTCTCAAAGCGATCCGCCGCGCCCTCACCGCCAGCCGACTCCGCGGCACCATCGACGCCTGCATCGACCTCGCCGACGAACCCGTCACCGACCGCACCGCCTGGGGCGACGGATACCGGGCCGGCATCGCCGACCTGCGGGAAGTGCTGCGGGAGTTCGGGCACCTTGAGCCGCGCGAGCCGCCCGCCCCCGACGGCGGACCGAGCGTCGCCGAGGCGACCGTCGACGACCGCGTCTGGCCGCTGCAGAAGGCGGGCGAGTGATGGCCTGCCCCGCCTACTGGTTCGCCGGAGACATCCACTGCGGGCTCGCCGCAGGACACGAGCAGATGGGCTGCCAGCACCACGTCGGAACACCCGACGGACCCAACCCGCGACGGCTCATCTTCCGGTGGCGCGGCCATCACCCCCGCACCCACGACTTCGCCGGACTGCCGCAAAGCCACAACGAGCCCCGCCCCTGACCCACCCGCACGCAAGGAGCTACGCCGTGACCGACCGCAGTCCCGACCCCACCGAAGCCGGGCGGGCATGGATGCGCGGCGACCTGTCCAGCCGCGAGTATTTCGACCTGGTCCGCCGCGTGAGCCGCCGACCAACCGCCTGGCAGCGCATCAAGCAGGCCGTCAAGCCGCAGCGACCGCCGCGCGCCTGAACCACCCGCCCCGCCGCAAGGAGCTACGCCGTGAACCTCGACGACGCACCCGCCCCGCTCTGCACCGTCTGCCACCGCGCCCTGTACGCCGACGAGTTCGGCCACCAGGCCTGCGACCCCTGCACCGCCCGAGTCGACCAGGCCCTGCGCGCGCTCGCCGGCCCCGACGGCCTGTACGCCCGCCTCGCCGACAGCCTCCAACCCGGCAGCGGCTCCGGCGGGCCCGCCGTCTCCGGCAGCCGCACCGCGCCGCTCCCGCTGCGGCTCGAAGTGCTGAGCCTCGCCGCCCGCGGGGGAGTCGTCACCGTCCTCCAGACGTGGCTCATCGACTGGCATGACCTCCTCGGCTACCGGCACCCCCGCTGGGACGGCGACCTCCAGCAGCAATGCGACCAGGTCGTGAAACGGCTCCGCGTCCTGCTGCCGTGGGCTGCCGAGAAGCACGGGGCGTTCGACGAATTCGCCCGCGAGATATGGCAGATGCAGCGGCAGTGCGAAGCGTCGGTCACCGGGGAGCGGCAGCCCCGCCGCGTCCCCGTCGCCTGCCCCTGCGGGCAGATCCTCCGCGTCACGTTGGACACCGCCGGCGTCCGCTGCCCGGCCTGCGAGACCAGCTACGGGCACAGCGAGGCACTGCAACTGCCGCTCGCCGAAAGGCGGGCCGCGGCATGACGAAGGCCCCGCTTCCGGATAGCCGGAGCGGGGCCTTTAGCTGTGCGGCTACAGCTCGGTGAGTTGATACGGATCGGGCAGCGGCGACAAGGGCACACCGATCGCCTGCCCGAGCATCGCCCGCGCCACCGAGTCCCGCTCCAACCGCGGCCGGCCCGGCGGCATCGACAGGACCAGGGAGCCGTCGCGGCGCTGGACGACCGCGCCGATGAAGCCGGGGTCGGTGATCGACGACTCGACCAGCTCCACGTCCAGGTCGGCGAGGAGCTGCGGGAGTGGCGCGTCGAGGAGGCGGGCGGTGGTCATCGCGCGCTGCTGGGGGATGGTGCACGGCTGCGATACAGTCATGGGTGAAGTCCTTCTCTCGCTGGCGTGAGCGGATGGATTGAGCAGCGAGGTCGCACTCGCTGCGGATGAACTGGCCGGGCGTTGGTAGCGCCCGGCCGTTCGCGTCTCAGGAGCAGAAGTAGGGTCCGCCTCTCCGCTCTTGGCGGAGAAGCCCTTCGTCGGCTAGGGCGCGGAGCATCTTTCCGCAGGTCTGGTCCGAGATGCCGAAGCGGCGATGCAACTCCTTGGCGGTCGGCATTCGATCGCCGGGCTTGATCTTCCCTTCGGCGATCTCGGCTTTGATGATTCGCGCCGCCTGACTGGACCACGGATCCTGCGGAGCCTTGGTCCACCTAATCTCGGGCGAGCGGTACCTGAATCGGGCGAAGCAGATCCTGTCGACCTTCGCCCTGTTGTGTGCTGGCCGTTCTTTCTTGATCGCCTCCGTCTCAGCGACGTCCGCCGCCTCTCGGCTGGGCAGCCACTCGACCTCCTTGCGTGAAACGAGAGGCCACCATCCGCTCGTGCGTGGATGGTTGGCGTGGCTCTTCCAGCGACTAGCTGGATCTTTGGCGATGCCGATGTACAGCAGGTCCCCAGCAGCGTCGTAAAGGCGGTAGAGCGCGGTGCGTTCGGGCTCGGGCATGGGACCCCTTCGAGGCAGACGTGTCCGTTGCGTGTGCGCGCTGTCACACATCGACTACGAAGCACCGTAGCGCTCTAGAGCAATTCTAGCTACCCGGTCCGCAATGTCGGCTAGCGGAGTCCATTGACCAGCACAGATGTAGAGCAGGTAGCGTTGCTCTAGATGAATCCACCCCTAGGAGAGCCCGTGCCACGCAAGTCCGGCGAGACACACAAGTACCGGGAGATCGCCGACGACCTGCGTAGGCGCATTCAGGCTGAGGAGTTCGGGGATAAGCGCAGGCTGCCGGGTGAGCGGAAGCTCGCCGAGCATTACGATGCTTCGCAGATGACTATCCGCCAGGCCCTTGGAGTGCTGCGCGATGAGGGCCTGGTTGAGTCCCGGGTCGGCTCGGGATGGTTTGTTGCCGAGTGGCGGCCGGTCGTGCGTAACGCCCTCAAGCGGCTGTCGGCCACCCAGTGGGGCGAGGGTCGGTCCATGTGGGAGGTCGATATCGATGACCGGCGTATGGAGGTCGTTGGCCAGACGCAAGTCGAGCTGATCGACGCGCCCGAGGATGTAGCGCGCGCCCTCGATTTGGAGGTTGGTGCCCGCGTGTGGAAGCGGGACCGCAGGTATGCCGTCGATGGCGAGATCGTCATGCGGGCCACGTCTTACATCCCCGATGATCTTGCCCATCACACAAAGATCACCGAGAGCGATTCCGGGCCGGGTGGCACCTATGCCCGCCTTCGGGAAGCCGGGCACGGCCCGGTCAATTTCCGTGAGCAGCTTCGGTGTCGGCTGGCCAGTCCTGCGGAAGTGGACGACTTGCACCTTGCGGCTGGCGCCCCGGTCGTGGAGCAGCACCGCTCAGCGATGCGTGCCGACGGCCGCGTGGTCGAGGTCAACCGAATGGTTCTGGACGCGTCGAGATTCTTGCTCGTGTACGACTTCCCTGCCTGACCTGCTGTTGCTGGCCCCCGCTCCTCAGAGTGGGGGCCTTTTTGCTGTCCTGGAATCGGCGTGCGCGCTCTAGAGCTATTGATTGCTCTGTAGCAGTCTGCTTCTATGTAGTCGTCCACCCCAGTCGACCGCAGGGGAGCACCTAGTGACGCCTGTCTCCGTCGCCCCCACGGGCGGCTTCCTCACCACTGGAGAGGTCGCCATTCGCATAGGCGGCACTCCGCAACACGTTCGTGAACTGATCAAGTCCGGCCGCATCGAGGCGATCGATATCGCCAAGGGCCAGGGCCGTCCCCGCTTCCGCGTCTCCGAGGCCGCGCTCGCCGCCTTCCTCGACAGCGCCGCCGTCCGCACCGACTCCCAGCCCACCTCGGAGGTGGCGTGACCATGAGCACCGCAACCCAGACCCCCGCCCCCGTCCGTCGGTCGGGCACCCCCGCCCTGTCGCCCGCCGTGCTCCGCTTGCGGATGCAGATGCGGGCCGCGCACTACAACCCGGACCTGTCGCACTCGGTCGAGGCGCTCGCCTGTGTCGCCGCCATCGACACCGCCCGCCTGGCCGCCGTCCTCACCGGGAACGCCCCGCTCGACTGGCGCATCCCGCAGCGACGCCTCGCCGAGATCCTCGGCGTTGAGGCGGTGACGGCATGAGCACCGCAACCCTGACCGTCGCTCTGGAGATTGTCCGCGCCCTGACCCGCTACGAGATCGCGTCGGCCCGCTACGACGAGCTGGATGCCCGCCCGGCGTCGACGCTGTCCCCGGCCGAGGTGGACGCGTTCCACGCCGCGCAGCAGACGGTCACCGAGGCGTTCTGTGTGCTGGCGGAGGCGGGCCGCCTGGACCTGATTGAGCCGGCGGAGACGGCGGCCCGTTACCGGTGGGCGTCCGTGCACTGCCGTCGCCTGGCCGAGACCGCCGACTTCGACGGCTGTCTTGAGGCGCAGGACGAGATGGCGATGTGCCGCTGCCAGCTCGCCGCCGCGGGCCGACTCGACCTGATCGAGGCGGCGTGATGGCCGAGATCCTCGACCGCTTCTCGGCCGGCGGCCCGCGCGGTTCGTGGCCGGCGGAGGAGGCCGCGGCGCGGCTGTCCGAGCAGGGCACCCCGGCGACCGTCGTCATGGACCTGGACTCCGACCAGTTCCTCGTGGTCGCCAAGGCCGCGTCGTGACCGGCGCCGAGATGGACCGCCACAAGGCGGCGCAGGCGAAGGCCGACGAGGTGATCCGCGCGATCGCCGAGCTCCCGGGCGCGGGCCCGCTGCTGCGGGTGGCGGTCACCGACGCCATCACCGGGCAGAGGCTCGCGACCGGCTTCGTCGCCTACCAGGTTGATGGTGTTCCGCATCTGCGGCTGGTGGCGTCGTGACTGCCGCCGAGCGTGAGGCCCTGTCGAAGAAGCTCGCCGAGGCGAACAAGCGCAGCGAGAACCGGCCCCGCTAGATCCCCTCAAGCCGCCGCGGGTGGCGGGTGTCCACGGCTCCCCTCCGCCCCGCCGCCTGCGGTGCTCCACCCCCCTCTCTTGATCCGGAAAGGATCGTCATGTCTGTACGTCTGATCTCCTCCGCCCCGTCGTCTGATGCGGCGTACCGCGAGGGCTTGATCTCCCGCTACGTGACCGCCACCGACTTCGCCGCCGAGCTGGCCCTGCTTGCTGAGGCCGCCCGCTACGACAAGGCCAACCCGGGCGCCGCGCTGTCGGACGAGCTGTACGGCGCCAGCCTCGGCGACGTCGCCTGACCCTCAGCCCCGGCACACTTCCCGAAGGGAGCGCACGATGCGCCCGTCCCGCCCGTCGACCGTCATCGCGACGATCCTCGGCATCCTGTTCGTGATCGCCTGCCCGCAGTCGATCCCCGCCGCGTTCGCCACCCTCGGCTGGCTGCTCACCAACCCGGTCGGCACTGTCGCGCTCGGCGCCATGTTCGTCCTGTCGCTGGCCTACTGCGTGTCTGCGGGCCGCCGCGGCTACGGCTGGGGGCGGTCCTGGTGAGTCTCGACATGCTGACGGGTCTGGCTGACGCGCAGTGGCTGCCTGTAGCGGCCGGCGCGCTCGCCTTGTCCGTTGCGGTCTGGCTGCTGGCCCGATCCCGGCGGCGCGGCACGGACCGCCGTCGCCCCCCGGCCGCAGTCGTGGTCGCCGCGCTGGCCGCCGCAGGCTGCACCGCCTACTCGGCCGACACCAGTTGGCGCTTCGCCGCTCACCGGCTCGGCATGACGTCCGACACCGAGCGGGCCGCAATGTTCGCCGCTGCGGAACTCGCTCTGTTCGCGGTCGCCTTGATGGCCCGGCAGAACCTGAACGGCGTGCAGAAGGCGCCCGGCACCCCCGGAATCCTCGTCTGGGTCATCACCGGCGTTCAGGTCATCCCCGCCTATTCCGAGTCCGGCGTCATCGGCGGCACCGTCCGCGCCTTCGTCGGACCGGTGCTCGCTGCGCTGCTGTGGCACCTCGCCATGGGTATCGAGCTGCGGCACGCCAAGCCCGGCGCCAACTCGCAGTCCCTGCCTGCCGTCATCGCCCGCGAACTGCGCGAGCGGATGCTGTCGCGGCTCGGGCTGGCCACGCGCAACCGCACTGCTGAACAGATCTCCCGGGACCGGGCCACGGCCATCGCCGTGAAGCTCGCATCCCGCCCGACGCTTCGCCGCTGGGGCCGTAGCCGCCTTGCCGCTGCGGTTGCCCGTTCCGGCGTAGGTACGGACGCGGCGCAGCGGGATGTCCTGCTGCAGCTGCTGGCCGCCCGCCGTGGTGCCATCTCGCTCGCCACGATCGATCTCCGTTCGCCGTTCGAGGCGGAACCGGATGGCGGAACCAATCCAGGAACCACGGCGGAACCAGTTCCGGCCCGCGTCGTCCTGGTTCCGGTTCCGGCCCGCGACCGCCAGCCGGTTCCGGCCCCCGCGGAACCGCGCCCGGAACTACAGGCCGTGCCGGAACCAGTCACCGAGGCGGAACCGAAGAGCGCCCCGGAACCGGCACGGCGGACCCGACGCGCGACACCCGGAAGCGACAAGGGCTCCGCGTTCAACAAGCACGTCCGTGCCGCCCAGCGCTGGCTCTCCAGCGACCCCGCAATGTCGGGCGCCGACATCGGCAAGAAGCTCGGCACCTCCGACCGGTACGGCCGCAAGGTCCGCACTGCAGCCCTCGCACAAGCCAGCTGACCGGGGCGTGGCCCCGCGCACCGCCCCATGGAAGGAACTCAATGGCAGGCAATGGATCCGTGAACCGGACCAACAACCAACGCATCCGCGAAGCCCGGCACGCCGGCCGTCCGCTCATCGACGCCGACAGCGGGGCAACAGTCCCGCCGCCCCCCAACTACCCGCCGAGCAACGGGCGGGCCTCGACTGCTGCGCCTCAGCAGCGGAACCGAACCCCGAAGATCCAGATCAACAAGGTCGGCCTGTTCCCCGAGATGGGCAACCTGCTTCCGCCCATGCAGTTCAGCTTCAGCAAGACCGTCGTCAACGGCGGCGGGGGCGGAACTGGATACGGCGGCGGCAAGGCGATGCCCGGCTCCGGGTTCACCAACGACGAGGACATCCGCGCGTTCTGTGAGGCCATCCGCAAGGAGGCCCGGCCCAAGGCGGTCGAGCGGGCACTGGACGCGGAGACGCTGGAGTCAGTGCTGCGCAGCATCCCTGACGTCCACGGTTCCATGTCCGGCTCCCGGGCGCGGGCCCGCCGCGTCTCCCGGCACCTGAAGCGGATCGCCGCCGCGGAGAAGCTGATCGCGAAGCAGGCCGCCGCGCTGTACGCGTCGTTCACCCGCGAGTACGAGGCCGAACTCGCCCAGATCAGCAGCGGGCGCCGACGCAACGAGCCGCGCCGTCACCAGCCCCGACGCAACTCGGCCTGGAAGCCGCGGTGATCCTCTCCGTTGCCGCAGCCGCAGCGCTGCTCCATGCGCTGTGGCTGCACCACGAATACGCCGTTCCCGTCCGAGACGCGCTCGCCTCCGATGCCGTCCTGTTCGGGCTCTACCTCCTCGTCGCCGCCATCCACGGCTGACACCCAACTGACCTGCACTGACATCTGCTGACACCTGGAGCTGACACCGTGGCTGACAGCCCGAAAGGCGACCTCTACAAGGCCGCCAAGCACCCCCGTATGAGGCCCTGGCTGGCCGCCGCCGCCTCCATGCCCGTCAGCCTGGGCATGCACGCCCTGTGGGGCGAATCGGCAGTCGCCGGCGCGGGCCTCGCCCTTGCGTCTGTCGCCCTGACCGCAACCACCTGGTGGGCGGGCGAAGGAACCAGCCGTCCCCGCCGCCTACACGCAACCTTGTCCACCGCCGCTGGCACCTCCTACCTGGTGCTGGCCACGGTGACCGACCCGTTCAACCCGTACCTGGCGTCCACCTGGGCGATCGGCGGGGCGGTCGCTGCAGGCGGATGGAACATGCGGCAGATCCTGCGCGTCAACCCCGACGCCAAGACCGGCGACCAGGCGGCCACCGACACGGGCCTGCTGGTCAAGTCGCTCGGCAAGGCCAAGGCCGCCCTCAAGGGCGAGCCGAAGGTCGAGCCGAACAAGGTCACCGCCCCGTACAAGTTGGCCGGCGGCGAAATGACCAACGCCGATCTCGCCAAGCGCATCGACAACATCGCTGGCGAGCTGGGAATCTCCCCCAACAGCATCCGCATCGTCGCCGACCCCGACAACGCAGCCGAGGGCGAGATCATCCTTGTCCCCAAGGACATGCTCACCGACGGCGCTGCCTGGCCCGGACCGTCGTCGGCGGGCGGATCGATCACCGACCCGATCGTCGTCGGCATCTACGAAGACGGCGCCCCCGAGCAGTTCTGGTTCCCGGCCGACGAGAAGGCCCGCCGCAACGCCACCCACTTCCTCGTCGCCGGCATGAACGGCTCCGCCAAGTCCACCGGCATGACCTTCGCCATCGTTGATGCACTGACCAGGCGTGACGTCATTGTGTGGGGCTGCGACCCGTCCAAGGGCATGCAGACGTTCGGGCCGCTGCTGCCCTACCTCGACTGGGTCGAGATGACGGAGGCGGGCGGCAACAACATGATCGACGCCCTCTCGCAGGTCATCACCGCCCGCGCCGACGAGCTCGGCCGCCACGGCTTCAAGAACTGGACGCCCGAAGCGTTCGCCAAACTCGCCATGCCGTACATGGTCGTGTGGATCGAGGAGGCCGCAAAGTTCTTCCGCAACGGCACCGAGATGGAAGGCCTGGTCATGGAGGCCCGCTCCGCGGGCATCAGCGTCATCGTCTCCCTGCAACGCCCGTCCTCCACCTCCATGCCCACTGACGTGCGGGAACAGTTGGGTGGCGTGTTCTGCTTCGGCGTCAAGGGCTCCACCACCGCCGACATGGCCCTGCCCGACGACGTCCGCGACGCCGGCGCCAGGCCCGAAGCCTGGGAAAACCGCCGACCCGGCTACAACTACCTCGTCGCGCCCGGCGTCGACGAGGAGCGCTACCCGATGAAGGCCCGCACCTGGAACCCGGTGAGTGACGACATCATCGGCCAGGTGCTTGCGGGCAGCCCGCAGACCCCAGCTGGTCCGACCACGACGCGCGCCGCAGGCGAGTCCTACGCCAACCGCACCATCTACACCCCCGGACAGTCCCTGACCAGCATCGACGCCAAGGAGACCGTCATGTCCCGCGAAGACGAAAGGGTCGCGGAAGAGGCGCTGTTGGAGCGCCAGGTCGACCGCGAGATCAACGCCATGGTCGGCGGCGACGATGGTGGGCCCGAGCCGGACGTCGACCCCGACGCCGAGATCCAGCCCGTGCCTGTGAACAGCGTGTGGCACTTCGGTGGCGAGCCCGTCCAGCACATCGAGCGCACCCCCGAGGAGGCGGTAGCCGAACTGCTCGCCATCCTCGCCGAACTCCGCGGCGAGGGGCGGGAGACGGTCGGGCCGAAGGACTTCGCGCCCTACGGAAAGGGCACCCGCATCGGCCGCTCACGCGCCTGGATCTCCACCAAGCTCACCGATCTCGCCGACGAGGCCCTCCACTTGGAGGAGACCGACGAGCCCGGCGTGTACAGGCTGCTGTATCCGCAGCTGACACCCGCCTGAGCTGCGCTGACACCAGCTGACACCCCCAAGTGGTGTCAGCTGGTGGTGTCAGAGCCGCTGACACCCTCCCCGCCTTAGGTGAGGCGCGTGCGCGCGCGAGCTGACACCCCCCTGACACCTGCCTCCGACACCTCCCTGCTGTCAGTCCACACAAACCACAACAATCCGAACGGAGCCCGTCATGCGCGTCACCGTCCAGCGCACGACCCGCCGGGGCGGCCACCAGAAGACCCACATCGGCCCTTGGGCGATCGCCGGAGTCGTCGTCGTGGTGATCGTCACCGCCAAGTGGATCGCCGCCCATGCGGTGCTCTCGATGATGCTGGCCGCGGTCGTGATCGCTGCGGCGATCGTCTTCTGGGTGAAGCTGCGCCCCGCCCTCCGCGTCCGCAAGTCCGGCGCCCTGGTCGCAACAGACCCTCACCGCCTCGACCCCGACGAGTTCGAGCACTTCCTCGCCGACCTGTGCCGCCGCGACGGCTGCCGCAACGTCCGCGTCGTCGGCGGCGCCAACGACCACGCTGCGGACGTGCTCTACACCGACCCTCACGGACGGCGTGCCCTCATCCAGGCGAAGCGCTACCAGCGCGGCAACAGCGTGGGAAACGAGCACGTGCAGATGGTCAACGGCACCTACCGCGACGCCCACGGCTGCACCCACGCATCAATCGTCACCACCCCGCGCTTCACCGCTTCGGCCCGCCAGTACGCCCAGCACGTCGGCATTGAGCTCGTCGACGACGCCCGCCTCAACGCCTGGATTGGCGGCCAGCGCGCCGCCGCCCCCTGGAACTGAAAGGACACCTACCGCCATGTCCAGTCCGCTGCCTGAGCGGTACCAGCGCTACGCCGCCCCTGACGGGCAGCGGCCCACCTACCCTGCCGCCGTCGAGCTGTACGGCGAGTCCGACCCGATCGTCTACGTGCCGAACGCTTACGGCGAGATGGTGCCGATGCGCAAGTCGCAGGCCCCGGCGTTGATGCAGCCCATGCAGCCCCGCGACCTCACCCCGCAGCCGCTCATCGACCCGGTCGCAGCCCGCATGTTCGGCGGCGGCCTCGGGGCCGGAGCGGCAGGAGCCGGAGTCGGCTGGGGCTTCGGCCAGGCTGCCGCAGGGATTGCCGCGTTCGGCGGCTCCAGCGCCGTCCTTGTCATCGCCCTGCTGCTGCTCGCCTCCAAGGTCGGCCGCGGGGGCTCGTACCGAGAGGGCGACACCTACATCGACGTCACCAACGTCAACCGCTGGTGGGGCAAGAGCTCCACCCGACTCTGAAGGAGACCAGCGTGACCACCGCAACCACCACCGTCCTCGAGGCGGCCATCGCCCTCGTCGTCGAAACGTACAAGGCCGACCGGGCAGGCCAGTTCGAGAACCCCGTCCACAGCGAGATGGAGGCCGCCGTCGCCGACGCCCACAAGGCTGGCTACAGCAGCCGCGACATCTTCGGCGAGGCCGACCGCCGCCACGGACAGTGGCTCATCGACAACGCCAACCAGCGCTGAGAACGCCAGCGCGGCCCTGGCAGGTGAAGTGCCAGGGCCGCTGCCCGTCACGATAGCCACAACCGCACGACGAGAGGACACCCCATGCCCGCCACCCCGCCCCCGAAGCGCAAGCACACGCCGCTGTCCGCCATCGACCCGCTCGGCGCCACCGCAGTCCGCAAGGCCGGACGGGTCACCGACATCCCCGGCCGTCGGCCTGTCAAGCCGATCACCTTCGACTCGGCGCTCTGACCGCCGTCCCACCGCGCCCCCGGCCGCATCCGGTCGGGGGCGCACAGCTCGAACCGGTGGAACATCCGGCATCCCGGGCTCCGCCAGCGTCAACCGCAGATAGCATCCCGACTCCACATAGTCCTGGGGGGACCATGACGAACGACCTGCCGCCGATGCCCAACACCCCGCCGCCTGCGCCGAAGCCGGCCGGGAAGAGACGCCGCAACCTGATCGTGGCCGCCGCTGCTGTCGTCGCCGCACTCGCCATCGCCGGGACCGTCGTGTGGCTGAACGCCACCTCATATGACGACACCGTCGCAGCCTGCAAGAAGGCCTTGACCGCACAGATGAAGGCGGGCGGGGAGGGCAAGCCGTCCGCGTGCAAGGACGTCAAGCAGGACGACTACGACGCCCTGGTGGTGGCCAACGTGATCGACGGCATGTCGAAGAAGGACCGGGACATGCTCGACTACTACGACAACGGCACGATCGACGGCAGTATCGGCTAGCCAAGACGCAGCGAGGCCCCGCTCCCGAGTGTCGGGACGGGGCCTTCGTCATGCAGTGGGCTACGTGGGAATCGCGATGAACTCGCAGTTCGTCCAACGGCACACGTCCTCGGCGGCCGGGCCGTACTGCACGTACCACGCATGATCGTGAAGGCGGTCCTCGTCCGCAGTGAAGTCGGGCTCTTCGGCGAGCGCGGCGGCCCACTCCTCGTCCGTCGAAGCCCATTCGTCGCGGTGAGCGATCAGGATGCCGAAGCCCTTGATCTGGCCGTCAGGATTGCTTCTGCGGAACGGGACGCCTAGCTCCATCACGAGGTCGCCAGGCTGCGGGTCGCGCATCCGCGCGTACATGTCGGCGACGATGGGCGCGGGGTTGCCGACGAGGCACGCTGAGTGGAGCGCGCGCGCGGTGCCGATCATCATGAGGCGTCGGGTGATGGCCTTGTCGTCGAGGCCAAGCAGGTCATCCTCGGTGCGTGCCGTGCCGGTGATGCCTTCACGGGGTTGCGGGTAGTGGGTGGTCGTGTCGCTCATGTGGTCGGCTCCTCGCTGCTTGCCGGATGCTCCGATTCTCCACCACCGAGGGCGGGGCCTTCGTCGTAGCTTGACCGGGCCGATCACCGTATGTCACAGTGCCCCCAGGGCAGCACACGTGTGCCCGCAAGCCTCTAGGCCCCCAGCCACTGCCGGGGGCCTTTTGCATGCCGCGGGAGGTTCGATGCACCCGGCCGAGCTGTACCCGCGAGACCTCGTCTTCGAGCACGAAGCGACCGAAGCGACCGGCGTTCCCGGCCCCGTCATCCGACAGTGGGCCCGGCGCGGAAAGATCCGCCGCTTCCAAGGCAGGCCCGACGAATACTCGGGCAAGGGGCACGAGTACAAGACCATGTACGCCCTGCCCGAGATACAGGCCTGCGCCACCACCTACCGGCCCATGCCGCAACGGGCGCCCAAGGCCGCCTGAACTCGGGGCGGTCCGCTCATGCCGCCCCGACCCGCCGTCCGCAACGCCCCCGTCGCGGACGGCGGGGCTTGAACCCCGGAGGTAGCCATGCTGGAAGTGTTCGCCTACACGGTCGGCTTCGTGCTCCTCGCACTGGCAGCCCTGCTCCCGTCATCCGTGCCGTACCGCGACCGCATGGCCTACGCGGGGCTTGCCCTCTGGCTGCTGCCCACCACAGTGCACGCACTGCAGAGGTAGCTGTGGCCTCCCGCTACGAGGCTCCAGACGACGACCTGGACGACCCGCCAGTGCAGTGCTGGCACACGGAGCCCAACACGACCTGCGACTGGGACATCTGCCGCCAGCCTGAACGCCTTGCCGTTGGCGACTACGGCACCGACCCCGCAGAAGGTGACGGAGGTACGGCATGCGACGCGCTCTCATCACTGCAGGCCTGACTGTGGGCCTGCTGCTGGGTAGTGCAGGGTGCACCAAGGACTGCCCTGCACCGGCACCCAGCACCCCCACTAGGACCCCCAGCACAGCACCACCCTCTACCAGCAGGCCTCCCACAGTGGCCCCCACTAGCCCTGCCCCTACCCCTACGGCACAGCCCACAGTGGAGCCCAGCAGTACACCCACCACACCTGACACGTAGCCCTGTGGGTACGCACCACGTAGCCCATGGAGGTAGCCATGGCCTACAGCAAGGGACGTGCAGGCACAGCATGGAACAAGCTCAGAGCCTTGGTCTTCGCCGAAGAGACGCACTGTTGGATCTGCGGCAAGTGGGTTGATCAGGAGTTGCCGCGCACGCACCCCATGAGCCGCACCGTCGACCACATCGTGCAGCTGTCGCATGGCGGTCCACCGCTGGACCGGGCGAACTGCCGGCTGGCGCACCGCAGGTGCAACGGCAGGAGGGCCATCAGGCCGGGCGTGAGGCGACCGCGGAGGTGGGTGAGGGTGGATGCGAGGGCTCTGTGAGCGTGATCATGCCTCTGACCTGCGGAAACGTGCTGGTGTGGATCAAGATCGTTTTTTTATGTTGATCTTGCTTTGACCCCGCACACCCCTGAAAAAAATATCCCCCCGTAAAAACGTCAGGGCTCGATGATCATGGGGTGGTGGGGAATGGGTTCAGATTTCCCGCCTGGTCTCGGTTCCCGCGGCTCTCGCCTCTGGCGGGACGTGACGGCTTCGTGGTCTCTGACTCCAGCGCACTCGGTGCTATTGGAGGAGGCTTGCCGTATCACTGACCGGCTCGATGTGCTCAACTCCATACTCCTGCGGGCTTCTTCGCAGGTCAAGGGGGATGACGAAGAGTCTTCGGGTGAATCCGCCGATTTCTCGGGGGTATTGGCGGAGTCGCGGCAGCAGGCGACTGCTCTTCGCGGCCTTATCGCCGAAATTCGGCAGGGTCAGAGGAATGCGGCGCCGGCCGTGGTGCCGAAGGTGGGGGGTAAGGGTGTCTCGGACCTCTCGGCGCGTATCGCTGAAAGGCGCAAGCAGGCCGAGGGTTGAGCTGGCGCCGCCCTACGAGTACACGCTTGGCCCTGAGGCGTGCGAGCTGGCGAAGCGGGCGGGCCTGGTGGCGGATCCGTGGCAGGCGGATGCGGTCAATCTGATGCTGGCGTGCCGTGATGACGGCAAGTGGGCGTGCTACGAGTACGGCGAGATCGTGGCCCGGCAGAACGGCAAGGGTTCGATCCTGGAGATCCGAGCGCTGGCTGGGTTTCTGCTGCTGGGCGAGCAGCTGATCATGTGGTCGGCGCACGAGTACAAGACCAGCATGGAGGCGTATCGGCGGTGCCGGACGCTTCTGCGGCGGCTCGGCAAGCAGGTCAATCCGAACAATGAGAACTTGTGGGACGTTGACGGCGTTCTCGTCAAGTTCGTCAATACGAACGGTGAAGAGGGCTTCGAGCGGCTCGACACTGAGGCCCGCATCAAGTTCGTGGCCCGGTCGAAGGGTTCGGGCCGTGGCTTCTCTGGCGACCTCGTCATCATCGACGAGTCGTTCGCGTTCACGGCGGAGCAGCAGGACGCTTTGATGCCTGCGATGGCGGCCCGCCCGAATGCGCAGATCATCTATACGTCGTCGCCGCCGTTGAATGGCGAGTCCGGCGAGGTCATGTTCAATCTGAAGCGCCGGGCGGATGCTGGCGGCGACGACAGTCTGGGCTGGCGGGACTGGGGTATCGCAGGCGACCTGGACCATCTCGACGACGTCGACTTGGATGACCGCCGTTTGTGGGCGGCGTCGAATCCGGCGCTGGGGATGCGGCTGACGGAGGAGACGATCCTGCGGGAGCGCCGTTCCATGGGGAATGCGGGCTTTGCGCGTGAGCGGCTGTGTATCTGGCCGAAGATCTCGCAGGGCAACACGGTTGTGGACCCGGCGGTGTGGGCGCGGCTGATGGATGGCGGGTCGCAGCGTGACCGCGATGGCGGTGTGGCGCTCGGCATCGACATTGCGCCGCTGCGGGACTACGCGGCGGTGTGCGTGTACGGGCTGCGCGAGGACGGGCTCGGCCATGTGCAGTTGGCGGACTACCGGCCGGGCACGAAGTGGCTGATCCCCAGGCTGGTGGAGTTGCGGGACGCGCTCGATCCGGTGTCCGTGGCGATGGGCCGCGGCACGTTCGCGTTCCTGGAGACCGCCCTGGACAAGGCCGGGTTCCAGCGGCCGGAGGATCTGGAAGCCCCGGCGTCGGGTGATCTGGCGGTGACGAACGCGGTCGATATGGCTGCGGCGGCGGGCCAGTTGCTGGAGGCGGTGCGCGAGGAGTCGTTCCGAGTCGTCCCGAACCGGCACCTCGATGTGTCGGTCGCCTCGGCGAAGACGCGGCAGACGGGCGAGACGATCGCGTGGACGACGAAGGGCGTGGAGGGCGACATCAGCCCCCTGGTGGCGATGACGCTGGCCCGCTGGAGCTTCGTGACCCGCTCGCATCTGCTGGCGGGGTCCGAGTACGACGTTCTGCAATCGATCTTCTAGGGAGCGGCATGGCATTCAGGCGGTGGTTCCGCCGCGCTCCTGCGCGGACGGTGGAGGGCGAGGCCGGCCCGGTCCTGGTGGGCGATACATGGATGGATGCGCGTGGTCGGTCGAGTGTGGGCTGGCTGTCGGTGGCTGGTGCGACGTGGCGTCGGCGGCTGGGCGGGTTCGCGGGCGGTGTGCGGCGCGCGGGCGGCTGGCTGGTCGGCGTGGAGGTGCGGTCGACTGAGCAGCGTTCGATCACGTCGGTGCCTTGGGGGCAGGGCGGGGCGTCTGGCACGTCATCGCTGAGTGTCGACCGGGCGCTGCGTCTGGCTCCCGTGTACGCGGCGGGCCGGCTGCTCGCCTCGAACCTGGCGGCTGCTCCACTACGGCAGTACCGGGAGGTCGGCGACGCGAAGCAGAAGCTTCCGCTGGCTTCACTGTTCGTGAATCCGTCGACGCAGGGCACGCTCAACGACTGGGTGTGGCGGGCCGTTTCGTCGATGGTGTACCGCGGCAATGCGGTCGGCTACATCACCGCGCGGGACTACTACGAGTTCCCGACGCAGATCGAGTGGATCAACCCCGACTGGGTGTCGGTTCAGGACCGGCTGCCGTCGGGCCCGGGTTCGTTCACGAATCCGATCTGGCGGGTGCTCGGCAATCCGGTGCCCGCTCAAGACCTGGTGCACATTCCGTGGTTCACGCTCCCTGGGCGGGTGTGGGGCTTGTCGCCGCTGGGCGCGTTCGCCTCAACGGTGCGCACAGGGCTGGCCGCGCAGGAGTACACGCAGGCCTGGTTCGAGAACGGCGGAGTGCCGCCGGGCACCTTCAAGAACACGGCGATGACCGTGGACCAGGGCGACGCCGCGGTTATCAAGCAGCGCCTGGTGGAGGCCATCCGGACGCGGCAGCCGATCGTGTACGGCAAGGACTGGGACTTCAACGCGATCACGGTCCCCGCGCACGAGGCGAAGTTCGTTGAGACGATGCGGCTTACGGCCAGCCAGATCGCCGCGATCTACGGCGTTCCGGCGGAGATGATCGGCGGCGAGACCGGCGGCAGCATGTCGTACAGCTCCCCGGAGCAGCGCGAGATCGAGCTGGTGCAGTTCTCGCTGCTGCCGTGGATGAGCAAGCTCGAATCGCATCTGTCGGCGCTGCTGCCGCGCGGCCAGTGCGTCAAGTTCGATGCTGACAGCCTGATTCGGGTGGATGCCCTGACCAGGTGGGGAATGTGGGAGCGAGCCCGCCTGATCGGCGCGATGAACGTCGACGAGATCCGCAGCCGCGAAGACATGCCGCCGCTGTCGGACGGACTTGGGCAGGACTACACACCGCTTCCGATCCTGGCTGGCACGTCGATCACCCCGCCTGCGATCCGCGGCCACCACGATCAGGACCAGGACCGGCTGAGGCTGGTCCGCAGGGAAGGCAGCGGAAATGGCTGACCAGCGCACCATCACCTCACCGAGCGCCGTTGGAGGCACCGTGGAGATCGAACGCCGGTACACCTCCGGCGACACAGGCAAGGCCGAATTGCGCGCCGACGGCGAGAAGCGCCGCATCGGCGGGTACGCGGCGGTGTTCAACCGGCAGTCCCGCAACCTGGGCGGCTTCGTCGAGGTCGTCGACACGGTGGCCTTCAACCAGGCCCGCGGTGACGGCTGGCCGGACGTGCTCGCCCGCTACAACCACGACGACAACCAGCTCCTCGGCACGACAGCCGCCGGGACGCTCAGGATGGGCCTGGACAGCTACGGGCTGTCCTACGAGGTTGATCCGCCGTCGTCGATGGCCCATGTGACGGAGCTGGTGCAGCGCGGCGACGTCCGTAAGAGCTCGTTCGCGTTCCGCACGGTGAGCGACGACTGGGCGACGACGGAGCAGGGCTATCCGTTGCGCCGCCTGACGGGCGTACAGCTCGTCGACGTCGCCCCGGTGAACGTGCCCGCTTACCCGGACAGCACGGCGGGCCTTCGTTCGCTGGCGAGCAAGTTCGAGGCGGACTTCGAGGAGGTCCGGTCGATGGCGCGGGAGGACGAGCTGCGGAAGTTCTTCGTCCGTACCGATGGGCCGCAGCCCAAGAAGCCTGCCCGTAAGGGCATGTTCGGACCGGCCGCCGCCGCGGCGCTGCTGGCCCGCAGGGAAGACCCCTACATCTGAGGCCTCGGCCTCCAGCAATGCAAGACCCCCGCCATGCGGGGGCGGTACGCCGTCCTTGGACCGCGTAGCCGTACTGCCACGGCGTCGACTTGGGCTCTCCCGGTCGGTGTCCGCTCTGGGTGCGGTGAAGCACACAACGGGCCAGCGTGCGACACGAGGAAGTGATCAGCGGACCGCCGGTTGCGCAAAGGCGCCGGCCACCGGCACCCCTTGGGGTGTGGGACCGCGAGGGCTCCGCGTTCGAGATCGATTTCGAGCGGACGAGGAGTCCATCCATGTCGGACATGGTTCAGAGGCTGCGCGAGCGGCGCGCCAACGTGTGGGAGCAGATGAAGGGGCTCGCCGACAAGGCGGCCGATGAGAACAGGGCTTTCGAGCCCAGCGAGCAGGGCTCGTGGGATGCGATGAACGACGAGCTGGACAAGCTCGACGAGCGCATCAAGTCGGCTCTGGACACCGAGCAGCGGGCGAAGGAGGCCGACGACGCTTTCGACCGTCTGCACGGTCAGGGCGGCGGCCAGCGTGGCGGCGCGGCTGGTGGCGGCCAGCTGGAGCGTCGGGGCGAGCAGGCGGGCGGGGAGGACCGTGGCGACGAGCTGCGTTCGTTCCTCCGCGGTGAGCGCGGCCGGTTCTACGACGTGCAGCCCGAGGGACGGACCGACTACCGGTCTCTCGTCAAGGGCACGGCGACGGCGGGCGGCAACACGGTCCCGACGTCGTTCTACGACCGGCTGATCGCGCACCTCATCGAGGTGTCCGCGATCATGCAGGCCGGGGCGACCGTCCTGAACACCAACTCGGGTGAGGTCATCCAGGTCCCGAAGACGACCGCGCACTCCAGCGCGTCCATCGTCACCGAGGGCAACGCGATCGGCGCGTCGGATCCGGCGTTCGGTCAGGTTCCGCTCGGTGCCTACAAGTACGGCACGATGATTCAGGTCTCGCGCGAGCTCCTGGATGACACGGGCGTCGACCTGGAGGGCTACCTCGCCATGCAGGCGGGGCGGGCGCTGGGCAACGCGTTCGGCGCGCATGCCATGACCGGCTCGGGTACCTCGCAGCCGCGCGGTGTCATCACCGACGCCACGCTCGGCGTGACGGGCGGCACCGGCGTGACGGGCGCGTTCTCCGGCGACAACCTGATCGACCTGTTCTTCTCTGTGATCGCCCCGTACCGGGCGTCGGCCTCCTGTCGCTGGATCATGAAGGACTCGACGGTCGCGAACGCCCGCAAGCTGAAGGACACGACTGGCCAGTACATCTGGCAGCCGGGTCTGCAGGCGGGTTCGCCGGACATGATCCTCGGCAAGCCGGTTCTGACCGACCCGAACGTGCCCGCGACTGCCCTGTCGGCGAAGTCGCTGGTGTTCGGTGACTTCAGTCAGTTCTTCGTTCGCTTCGCGGGCGGCGTGCGCTTCGAGCGGTCTGACGACTACGCGTTCAACACGGACCTGGTCACCTTCCGGGCCCTGCTGCGCGCCGACTGCTCCCTCGTGGATTTGACCGGCGCGATCAAATATTTCGCTGGGAATGCGGCCTAGGCCAGCATCCTTCTCCGGCCGGAGGGCGGCACGTGCCGCCCTCCGGCCACCCTGCGACACCACCAGGAGATCCTCATGGCCAAGGGCCAGCAGACCCTCAGCAGCGACCTGTCGTGGGCCACCCGGTCCGCGCTCACCGACCTCACCAGCGCTGTCGGAACGCCCGCTGCCGGGACTGTCGACGTGACCGGCACTCCGACGCAGGCCACCGTCAACAACAACTTCGCGACGCTCGTGCAGCGCGTCAACGCCCTTGCGGCGGCCATGCGCGACGCCGGAATCATCGCCAGCTGAGGAAGCGGGAGACAGATCGATGCGTGTACGCATGACGGTCGACGTATCGGGTTCGCGGGACGGTCAGCCGTGGCCGAAGCGCGGCGAGACCCTCGACACCTCCGACATCGAGGGCGCGGCCCTGTGCGCCTCCGGGCTCGCCGATCCCGTCGCCAAGTCCGACGACGTCGAGAAGGCCGTTCCTGCCGACGACTCGGAGAACCGGGCGCTGACGACGGAGAACTCCGCCGCCGTGACGCCCGCCGCGGACGCGGAGAAGGCTCCGGTGCCAGCGAAGAAGACCGCGGCGAAGCGCACCGCGGCCAAGCCCGCCGAGGATAAGTAGCCATGGAAGAGCACGTGTTCGTCGTCGCACTGGAGGCCTCCGGAGAGGTCACTCCCGCCCAGCCCGAGGGCGACGCAGCTGAGCCCGAGGAGGCCGAGCAATGACCGCAGGACTCGCCTCCAGCCTCGTCTCCGGCTGGCTGAACACGCTCAGGCCCACCGGCAATGGTGGAGCCGCATACAGCGCGGTAGTCGGCACGTTCGTGCAACTGCACACCGGAGATCCTGGTGCGGCCGGCACGACCGCCGTGTCCGTCGGCTCCGCGACCCGCAACTCGTGTGTTCTCTCGTCCTCGTCGTCAGGGTCGGCGCTGTCGCTGGGTACGCCTCCGTCGGCGTGGACGAACGGCGGCACGTCGGAAACGCTCACCCACATCTCGGTTTGGACAGCCTCATCCGCCGGAACGCTCCTGTTCACCGTGGTGCTGACGCCTTCGAAAGCCTGGGCGTCGGCGGACACGTACACGCTCTCCACGCTTACGGCCGCCCTGACCCCGCAAGCCGCGTAGCAGGGAGGGTTCATGGCGACCTTCACCGATGACTTCAACCGCGCCGACTCCACCAACCTCGGCGCCGGATGGGTGGAGGTCTCCGGAGACTGGTCGATCGTTTCCAATCAGCTCTCGTCAGGGTCAGCGGGCGGCGTGATCATCCTGCGCGCCGCCGGGGCGATGGCCACCTCCGACAACAGCGCGCAGATCACGATCGCCGCCACCGGAGCCGTCAGCCACGGCGTCTGGTGCCGCGGCAACACCAACATCACGCAGGGCTACCTGTGGCGCAACGACGGAACGAGCTGGAACCTTTTCTCTGCCGTCGGCGGCAGCTTCACCTCCATCGGCAGCTTCGCCGCAGCAGCCGTCGCAGGTGACGTCGCGAAAATCCAGGCCGTCGGCACGACGATCAAAGGATTCGTCAACGGCATTCAGCGCGTCAGCGTCACCGACACCGCCGTTACCACCGGCACCAGCGTCGGCATCCGCGCCGAATCCACCAACGTGCTGCGCTTCGACGACTTCACCGGCGCGGACGTCGCCACCGGCGCCACGGGCGACGCGGCACTCTCCGGCACCGCCACAATGTCCGCGACCGGCCTACGGGCCACGGCGGGCGACTCGGTCATAGCGTCGACAGCGGCCCTGTCCGCGTCTGGTCTGCGCGCCACTGCAGGCAGTGCAGTGCTGACGTCCGCGGCCAACCTGGCGGCGGACGGCGTGCGCGGCGCGTCCGGGGCGGCGAGCCTCAACATGTCGGCGACCCTGGCCGCTGTCGGCGCGGTGGCCGCCAGCGGCAGCGGGGCGCTCACCGCAACCGCGGCCCTGACCGCGGCGGGGACGGCTGGCCGCCGCCTCGACGCGACACTCGCCGCGTCGGCCGCCCTTACAGCGGCCGGAGCGATCGGGACCACATCCGGGGGCGGCATGGCCGTCTCCGTAGGACTTCAAGCGTCCGGGCAGGTAGCTGGTGTGGTGGTGCGTGGCACTGCTCGAGGGGCAGCGGGAGCCGGACCTGTGGCGCGGCGCGGAGAGCCGGCAGTACCCCGATCGCGGCGCAGAGAGCCGGCCGTGCCGACAGCGAAGGGAGGGGCCCTGTGATCGACCTCGGAGCTGTGTACCAGGTGGCTGTCGATGTCGCCGATGCGTCGGGCGCCCCTGCTGATCCGGCTTCCGCCACGCTCACGATCACGTTGCCGGACGGTACGACGGTTAGTCCTGCCGTCCCGGCGCCTACGGCCACCGGCCGGGTGCGCGTCGACTACGTGACCGCCCAGGCGGGCCGTCACGTGTGGCGGCTCGTCACCTCCGGTCCGACGACGGCGTATGCGGACGTTTTCGATGTTCAGCCCGCCATCCCCGTGGGCATCGTGTCGCTGGCGGATGCGCGCGCCCAGCTGAACATGGGAGCGACGGAGACGGGCGACGATGACGAGCTGCGTGGCTTTATCGGCGCGGCGACGGGAGCGGTGGAGCGGGCGCTGGGGCGGAGGGTGGTCCGGCGCTCGTTCACCGACCGGTTCGAAGTCGGCGGGGCGACTGCGGAGTTGCTGCTGCGGAACGTTCCGGTGCTGTCGCTGACGTCAGCCGTCTCGGCGGACGGCGCCACGACCTGGAGTACGGCGAACCTGAGGGTGGATGGCGAGACGGGCCTGGTGACGGTCGTTTCCGGTGCTGCACTCACCGGCACGGTGGACGTGACGTATCAGGCGGGCGACACGGTGATCCGGGAGGATTACCGGCTTGCCGCGCTGATCATCGTGCAGCATTTGTGGGAGACGCAGCGCGGCACGATGGGCGTGCAGCTCGGCGGGGACAGCGAGCCCTACGTGGCGGGCCGCGGCTTCGCGATCCCGCGGCGGGCACTGGAGTTGCTGGATACGCAGCTGCCAGGGGTGGCCTGATGCAGTGGGCGTCGAAGCTGCCCGACGCAATGGACGGTCTGGTTGCTGTGTTCACGGCGGCCCCCGAGATGGCTGGTGTCCCAGTCCGGGACGGCCCATCCACGTCGCAGGCAACCGTGCAGGAGATCCTCTCCGTCGGCTACACCGGCTCGGAAGACGAGACGGACGCCGAAGCCCAGTCGTCCGCTGAAGGCCTCAACCCTGTGCGGGACCGGGAGCAGTTCACCATCCGGTGCGCGGCAGCCGTCCTCCAGGGGACAGGAAGTATCTCCGCGGCCCGCAGGCGCGCTTACGAGATCGTGGGCGGGGCCGGGGCTGCTCTCGCCCGCGACCATACGCTCGGCGGCATCGTGCTGCGGGCGATGATCGGCACCCACTCGCTCAGCCAGGACCTGACCGATCGCGGCGTTCAGGTGGTGGTCGTCTTCGGCGTCGACTGCGACGCCTACAGCGGGCTCTAGAGGCCTTCCCTCTCGGCGCGCGCCTTGCGGGCGCCTTGGATGATTCCGCGGCCCACGTGCTTGCCCAGCCACGCCATCAGCCGGTATGCGCAGCCGACGGTCAGCAGCGTGGCCGTGGCGTAGGCGAGAGCCATCAAGGCCAGCAGGACCAGGCCGCCGAGGCTTTTCCAGTGCGGCCCTATGAGATGCCAGCCCCATTCGGGCACGGTCGCGAACCACCACTTCAGGACAGTCATGCGCGGATCGTCCTCGCGTGCTGATGACACGTCAATCAGAACAGGAGTACGGCATGACTGCGCTTGTCACAAACGTCGTCCCGAATGTCGGGGTCGACATCTCGACCCTCCTCGTGGCCCCAACGAACGGGGACACCGCGGCCACCGGCACTGGCACCTATCTCTTCGTCAAGAACACCAACGCTGCAGCCTGCGTGGTCACGCTCGCCTGCCCGATCACAGTCGACGGCCGGCTCACCACCTCCAGCAGTTCGTTCAGCGTGCCCGCCACGACGGGACTCGGCATCATTCCGCTGCTGCCGATCTACGCCAGCTCGTCGACGGGCCTGGCCACCATCACCACCTACTCCGTGACCTCTGGCGTCACCGTCGGGGTGGTGAGGGTTCCGTGACGGTCGTCGTACACCAGCGGAGCGGCGGAGGCGTCGCAAATGCCAGCGGCGTTGCATACGTCGGTAGCGACGGCTACGCGGACGCAGTCAGCGCCTACGCCTGGGCGACGGTCGCGCCGACCGGACCGTGCGACGCCTGCACCCCCGTGAGCGACGGAGACACAACATCGCCCGACGTCGCCATAACGACGCTCCCCTTGATCGGGAGCAGGGCAGAAATGGCGGACGGCCTCGTCTACTTCGGCTTCTTCTTCGCCGCACCGCCCGGCGTGCACATCTGCACGCACATTTCCATCGTCCGAACAGGGAGCTGACCGTGGACACGGTGATCATGCGGCACCCCACGCTGCCGGAGCGCCAGGAGATCGAGGTCGACGCGCAGGCCGTCCCGCACCACGCGGCAGCCGGGTGGCAGCCGGTTCCGGTTAAGGAGCTGGAGGCCCGGGCGGCAGCCAAGGCGAAGGCCGTCGCAGACACCCTTGCAGCCGAGGCCGAGATGGTCGCCGAGGCGCAGGTCGAAGAACCGGCGGACGAAGCACCCGCCGAGGCGGAGGCGGATGAACCGTCCGCCGACAAGCCCCGCGCGTCCCGCGCAAAGTCCGCCCAGAAGAAGGCCGAGGAGTAACCCATGGTCGCCACCCCGATCACCGCCACGTCCCGCTACATTCCGCCGGGTACAACCCGGTACTACTTCGTGTCGTCGATCGCGAACAAGAACTCCCCGACCCGGTCCGAGCTGAACGCGGGCAGTGACCTGACGGCGGAGATCGCCGCCGTGTCTGGCTTCGCCACGTCGTCGGACCAGCAAGACACCCCGGACCTCGGCACGCGCTTCGTGTCGAAGATCCCGGGCCGTATCACCGCCGACGACTCCTCGATCACGATGTACATGTCGTCGACGTCGTCCGATGTGCGCACGCTGCTGCCGCGCGACACGGCCGGCTTCATCTGCATCTTCCCCGAGGGCGACACCGCGGGTCTGAAGTACGACGTCTTCCCCGTCAAGGTCACCGGGCAGCCGAAGGCGCGTGACGTGGAGAACCCGGCGCAGATCACCATCCAGTTCTCGATCACGAGCATCCCGGTCGAGAACATAACGGTGCCGTAATGGCCGGTGAGTGGGGGCTGCGCCACGGGAACGACCTGCGGCGCATCTCCCGCGAACTGCGCGGGATGGACAACAAGGAGATCAAGAAGCGGTTCACGAAGGAACTCCGGGCTGCGGCCCGGCCGCTGGTTCCCGTGGTGCGCTCCTCGATCCGCTCCATCCCCTCGAAGCGCGCCTACAGCCCGTCAGGGCTGCGCGGGAACCTGTCGCGCGCCACGAAGCTGGAAGTCCGCACCGTCGGACGGCAGGCGGGCATCGCGATCCGTGTCGACGGCCGCAAAATGCCCAGCCACATGAAGGGCCTCCCCAAGGCCGTGGAGGGCACGAAGCGCTGGCGGCACCCCGTCTTCGGCCACCGCGAGACCTGGGTCAACCAGCCGAAAAAGCCCTACTTCTTCCACGTCGTGCGACCGCTGGGGCCTGCCTCGCGCAAGGCCGTCAACCGCGTCCTCGACGGCATCTCACGAGACATCCGCTAGGAGAACCATGGCCCTGTCCCGAGACGGCATCCTCGGAGCCGTAGACATCAAGTCCGAGAAGGTCCCCGTCCCCGAGTGGGGCGACGAGGTCATCATCCGAGGCCTGACCGGCGAAGAACTCGACGCCTTCCAGGGGAGCATCCGCCAGTTCCGGCCCACGTTCGACGGCAAGGGCATGGAGCCCGTCCTCATCCAGGACAACATGAGGGCGAAATTGCTCGTGAAGTGCCTCGTCGACGAGGCAGGTGACCGTCTCTTCCAGGACTCCGACGCTTCCGCGCTTGGCGCGAAGAACGGTGCGGTCATCGACCGGCTCTACGACGTCGCCTCCGCCCTGTCCGGCCTCTCGGAGGACGAGAAGGCGGAACTGGAGGGAAACTCCGAGCCGGCGACGGAGAGCGCCGGTTCTATTTCCGAGTCGCCCGAGACGTCTTCCACTGCTCTGTAGCGGACATGCTGCGCCGGGTGTCCGCCCGGGAGCTCGCCGAGTGGGAGATCTTCTTCCGCCTCGAGGACGAGGACCGCGAAGCCGCCGAGCAAGCGGCTGATGAGCGCCGCAACCGCAACTGGCCGTGACCTGACCACCCGTGAGTGAGGGGAGGCGTCATGGCCAGCTCCAGCATCGTCTACCGGCTCATCGCCCACGACTCGGCGTCGAAGACCTTCCACAATGTGGGTCGTTCGGCGAGCAAGACGGACTCGACGCTGGCGAAGCTGGGCCAGACCGCCACCAAGGCGGGGGCGGCCCTGGCGGCGGGTCTCGCCGTAGGCCTGGCCAAGGGCGCCAAGGATGCGAGCAGGTTCCAGGCGGAGATGACCCGCATCTCGACCCAGGCCGGCGGCACGGCGAAGGATGTCAAAGTCCTGAGCGACCAGGTTCTGAAGCTCGGCACGTCCACCCAGCAGGGTCCCCAGCACCTCGCCGAGTCGCTGTACCACCTCAAGAGCGTCGGCATGGACAACGTCCAGGCGATGAAGGCGCTCAAGGAGAGCTCCGACCTGGCGGCCGTCGGTCACGCCAACCTCGAAGAGACCACCAACGCGCTGGCGGGCGCCTGGCGGACCGGCATCAAGGGCGCCACCAGCTTCCATGAGGCCGTCTCGACGGTGAACGCGATCATCGGCGCGGGCAACATGTCGATGGATCAGTTCAACGCCGCCATCGGTACCGGCATCCTGCCCAGCGCGAAGACCTTCGGTCTGAGCATGAAGCAGGTCGGCGCCGCCCTCGCCCTGATGACAGACGAGGGCATCGACAGTGCGTCCGCGGCCACCCGGCTGCGGATGTCCTTCAGCCTGCTCGGCGCACCGTCGAAGGCTGCCGAGAAGCAGCTGGGCAAGATCGGGCTGACAGGCCTCAACCTCGCCGATGCGATGCGAGGCCCGAAGGGTCTGATCGGCGCGATCGGTCTCCTGAAGGAGCACCTCGACAAGAGCGGCCTGTCCGCGTCGAGGCAGTCGCAGCTGCTCTCCCGGGCGTTCGGTGGCGGCCGGTCCTCGAGCGGCATCTTGCTCATGCTCAACAACCTCGACGTGCTCGAGAAAAAGCAGGAGCAGATCAACCGCAGCACCGGCAAGTTCGATGACGCCGTCAAGATGCAGCGCAAGACGGCCGAAGCCCAATGGCACCTGCTCACCTCGAACTTGGAGGTGATGGGCATCCGGGTCGGCACGAAGGTGCTGCCGCCGGTTACCAGCTTCATCCACTTCCTGGCCACCGATGCGATGCCCGCAGCGGCACGGTTCGGGAAGGCCATGGGCAACCTGATACCGGTGGGCCCGATCAAGCAGGGCATCTCCACGGCCAAGGGGCTGGTGTCCGACTTCCTCAAGGGCTTCTCCGGAACGAAGAAGGCCGCATCGGATCTGCTGGGCGGCCTGTTCGACACGTCACCGCACCTGGGCAGCAGCAAGGCGTCCGCGGCCTCCAAGGGGCCCGCGCTGCCGCCTATGCCGCACTTCGGCGTGGGTCAGGTCGCGCCGACCACTGGTGTGCAGGGGCCTGCGCTGCCGCCTATGCCGCACGGCGGGTCGGGCCTGGTGGCCTCGCTCGTCTCGCCGAAGGCGAAGCCGCCCAAGAGCGCCGCCGAGAAGATCGGCGCAACGATCCGTAAGGCGATCAGCGGCAGCTTCAAAGACATCGACTGGGGCAAGCTCGGATCGATCCTCGGCAAGGGCCTCGGGGATGCGATCGGCTGGGTAGGCAAGCACACCGCCGACTTCACGAAGAAGATCGCGAAGATCTTCGCCGGCCTGGACTTCGTCGAGATCGGCAAGGGCTTCGGTGGCGCCGCGCTGCCCCTGGCGATCGGCTTCATCACCAACCTGTTCGCCCCGCTGTTCAGCCTGGACTTCTGGAAGAAGCACTGGCTCGACACGATCATCGCGGTGCTGTCGGTCATTCCGATCGGCCGCATCGCCGGCGTGCTCGGCAAGGTGTTCGAGCACATCCCGTTCCTGAAGGTCTTCGAGCCGCTCCTGAAGGGCGTCGGCAAGCTCGGCGGCTGGATCGAGAAGGGGCTCGGGAAGGTGTTCGGGCCGCTCGGCCGCGGAATCGCTTCGGGATTCAAGAAGGTCTTCCCCGCCGCCGGAAGCATCGCCAAGGACCTTCTGGAGCGGCTCATCCTCGGCCCGGCGCGACGCCTCAAGACAGCTGCTGGGCTGATCCCGAAGGCTGTCGGTTCCGGCATCGAGAAGGGCGCAAGCTTCGTCACGGAGAAGGTCCTCGGCCTCGCCAAGACGATCCTGCGGCCCTTCGCGCGTGCGGGCGGCTTCCTGCTCCGCAAGGGCGCCGACATCGTCAAGGGCCTCGGCCGCGGCATAAGCAGTGCGGCGAAGGGCATCGGCAGCTTCGCCTGGCGGTGGGTCGGAAAGCCAGTCGTCGACGCATTCAAGGGCGCCGGGTCCTGGCTCATCCGTGGGGGCAAGAGCCTGGTCTCGGGCTTCAAGCGGGGAAGCATCTCTGCCGCCAAATCGATCGGCGGCTGGGCGAAGAAGAACGTCATCGACCCCGTCACAGGTGTGTTCAAGTCGTCCGGGTCATGGCTGTACAGCAGAGGCAAATCGATAGTGGGCGGCCTGAAGAGCGGCACGGCGGCAGGCGCGAAGGGCATCGTCAGTTTTACGAGCCGCACGGTCATCAGCCCGGTCATCGGCGCCTTCAAGGGCGCCGGCATGTGGCTGTGGAGGGGGGGAAGGAGCCTGGTCTCGGGCTTCAAGAGCGGCTCCATCTCCGCTGCGAGGGGCATCGGCGGCTGGATCAACAAGAATGCGATCAAGCCCGTTACGGGAGCCTTCAAGGGTGCTGGATCCTGGCTGAAGTCGGCGGGCGGCCACCTCCTGTCCGGCTTGAAGGACGGCATCTGGGGCGCCATCAAGGGCATCGGTCACTGGATCAAGAAGAATGTCGTCGATCCGGTCGTCAACTCGGTGAAGAAGTTCTTCGGCATCAAGTCGCCGTCCAAGGTCTTCATGGGCATCGGCGGCCACCTCGTGTCCGGCCTCATCAAGGGCATGGCGACGACCAGCGGCTCGGCGATCGCGAAGAAGGTGTTCGGTGACATGCCGTCCGCCCTCGGCCACCTGGTCAAGAAGGGCCTGGTCAGCATCAGCAAACTGCCGGGCAAGGCGATGAAGGCCCTGAGCGGGCTGGGCAGCTGGTTCGGCGACCTGTTCAGCGGCGGGGGAGGCGGTAGCGGGAAGGGCGTGGACCGCTGGACCAGCACCGTCAACACGGTGCTGGGCATGCTTGGCGCGCCCGGGTCCGCCCTGGGCGCCGTCCTGACCCGCATCAACATGGAGTCCGGCGGCAACCCGAAGGCCATCAACCTGTGGGACTCCAACGCGAAGGCGGGCCACCCGTCGCAGGGACTCATGCAGACGATCCCGTCGACGTTCAGCGCCTACGCGGGCCCGTTCCGGGCGCGGGGCATCACCGACCCGCTCGCCAACGTGTACGCGGGCGTCAACTACGCGATGCACGCGTATGGCAAGAACTGGATCAACGTGATGACCCGGCCTGGCGGGTACGCCAAGGGCACCGGTGGCGCCGCCAAGGGCCTCGCGTGGGTGGGCGAGAAGGGCGCCGAGCTGGTCAACTTCAAGGGCGGCGAGGACGTCCTCAGCCACCCAGACAGCATGGCGTTCGCCAAGACGCACGGCATCAAACTGCCCGGCTACGCCTCCGGCACCATCACCAACGCAGCCGACCGGGTCCACCGCGACAAGCAGAAGGTCGAGGACGCCAAGGACGCTCTCGCGGCGGCCAAACGCCGCCACAAGGGAGTCGCCGCCGCCGAGAAGCGGCTGAAGGCTGCGGAGAAGGAACTCCAGGCCGCGAACATTGCGCTCCGCAACGCAAAGCGCTCCGCGAAGACGTCGATCGCCAACACCATCGCCACCGGTCTCGTGAAGACGCTGAGCACAGGCACGTCGTCAGCAATCGCCTCGGCGATCAAGAGCCTGGCGACGAAGCTGCTCAACGCGGGCTACAACAAAACCGCCAAGTCCGTGCAGAAAAAGGGCAGCCAGCTGGAGAAGCTCGCCGACAAGCGGGCCAGCGTCCAGAAGACGATTGCCGCGGCGAACCAGTACGCCAGCGACCAGGCCTCCAACATCAAGGACTTCCTCAGCATCAGCGGGACGTCGGCCACCGACATCGGCGGCCTCCTCTCGCAGATGGGCGGCCAGCAGAAAACCGCGAGCAACTTCGTGGCCCTGTCAAAGTCCCTGAAGGCGCGCGGCGCGTCGAAGGAACTGCTGCAGCAGCTCTCCGATGCAGGGCCGGGCAGCCAGCTCGCGTCCATCCTCGGACAGAAGAACGTCACCACCGGGGACATCGGCAAGCTGAACAGCCTGGTCGCCTCTGGCGGCAAGCTGGCGACGTCGTTCGGCAAGGACATGGCCGACATGATGTACGACTCCGGCAAGAACGCCGGGAAGGGTTTCCTCGCGGGGTTGAAAGCCCAGGAGAAGGACCTCGCGAAGCAGATGGACAAGCTGGCCAAGGACTTGGTCAAGGCCATCAAGAAGGCGTTGAAGATCAAGAGCCCGTCCCGGGTGTTCCGCGACGAGATCGGCAAGAACGTCGTCCTCGGCATGGCCCACGGCATCGACATGCACGGCCACCTCGTCGGCAGCGCAGCCCAGCGCCTCGCCGACACCGCCACCGGCGTGTCCATGCGCCGCCGCTACGTGCCCGTCATCCACGGGGCCCGGCCCTCGACGGGGCAGGAGCAGGCATGGGAGCGGCTCGCCGCAGCCATCGAGGCCTCAGGCAATGAGGTGCACGTGCACTTCAACGACGACCGGCTGCGGGACCTCATCGACGTCCAGGTCAAACCGAAGATCAAGGCGTCGGCGACCCAGCAGGCCTACCGGGCCAACGTGGGGAGGCGAACCGGGTGACGATCTCCTATGTGTCCGCCGGCGCGCTCGCGCAGCACACAGACACCGTCACCCCTGCCCTCCCCGTCGGCGCGACGGCCGGCCAGCTCGCCATACTGCAGGTCGTCTCAGGCCATCCCAGCGACTCGGTGCCGTCCGTGCCGTCGGGGTGGTCGCTCGGCGGCACATTCTCCGGCGGGGGCGGCAGCTTCGCCCTGAACGCCGGACCTCGCAGGCTGACATTCTTCCTGCGGGTCCTCACAGGCGGGGACGCCGCGCCCACCACGGCGATCCCGGCAGGTGGGTCCGGTTCCCTCATCGGCGCCCGCGTCTTCACCTTGGCGCGCACGGCGGGCACCGGCTGGCGGTGGGCGGTCTCCTTCGGGGAGGACGCCACCAGCGGAACCGCCTTCTCCGCCACCGGTTCCACAGCACTGACGTGGACTGTGGGCGACTTCTGTGCGCTCGGCTACGCGTGGAACACGCAGACCGCGTCCACGTCGGCCCGCGCCATGACGGCGACCGGAATCACCTTCAACGCGGCGACCTCCCACCTGGGCGACGCCATCACCAGCGGCAACGGCGGACGGCTGACCATGGCCGACGAATCCGTCACCGCCGGATCCGGCACCCAGGCACCCACCCTCACAGCAACCCTGTCGGCGGCGGCCACCGGAGTCGCCGGGGCCGTGCGGGTACGCGAGGCGTCCAGCGACGTCAACGCCGTCGCCCAGTCCGTGTTCCCGCCGCGCAACCTCGTGTCGGCGACGGGCCTGACGGGCGATGACATCACCACCGTCACCCTTTACCGGCAGGCCGGCACCGACCTCACCGCGGTCCGCGCGGCCAGCGGAATCAACGTCACCGGGCAGAGCAGTTTCCTGCGGGTGGACGCCGAGCAGCCGTTCGGCATCAGCCTCAACTACGCGGCCGTCCTCACCGACGTCAACGGCAACCAGTGGACCGTCTTCTCAGGCCCGATCACCTCAACGGTCAGCAGCGACGTCATCTCGGATGCGATCCGCGGCGTCGGAGCCGCCGTGAGAACCGAATCCCCGCTCGGATGGAAACGGGACCGGGACGCCACCCAGTTCAACGTCAGCGGCCGCATCGTCGTCGTAGGCAAGCCGCGCTCCGCCCGCTCCGGCACCATCACCGTCCGGACCGAGACCGACGAGGACGGTGATGCGCTGAACAGCGTCCTCGACAACGCGACCGAGGGCACGATCCTCATTCGCAAGCAGACCAGCATCAGCCGCCTCGACGGCACGTATGCACTGCTCGACGACAGCGAGGACCCGAACTGGTACGACGAGTTCAGGTGGTTCGCATTGTCCGTCGTCAAGGGTGACGACTGGCCCGACGCCATGGAAGCGGCAGGCTTCACGCTGCAGGACATCGCGAACAACTTCTCGATCCTCAGCGACATTGCTGCGTTCTTCCCCGGCACGCTTTTGGACATTGCCCTATTTGATTTCGGGCCCTGACGTGCTGGACATGTCAGCCACCGCGAGCGCGGTCGTACAGGGCAGCTACACCATGGATGTGCGGGCCGAGTCCTGGCTCGACGGGCAGCTCATCGCCGACAACATCCCCATCGCGGATGGCAGCGAGAACCGCGACCGCTCCCTCGCCGTCCCCGAACAGATCTCCCTGACCGTGCCCCGGCGTGACCGCGGCTTCGACTGGGACCCCGGCACCGACCCCGAACACCCCCTCGCCGCCTACGGACAGACGCTCCGCATCGACTACGGCGTCGACGTCGGCGGACAGTTCGAATGGATCAACCGCGGCTGGTTCCTCATCACCGAAAGCTCCACCGATGGCGACACCGTCTCCGTCAACTGCCAGGGACTCCTCACCCTCATCGACGAAGCCAAGCTCGTCAGCCCGTTCCAGCCGTCCAGCACCGACACCCTCGGCACAGTCATCCGCGGCCTCATCGAACCCGCCCTCACCGTCAGCTTCGACGGCGCCCTCACCGACCGGGCCGTGCCCCTCGGCCTGCAATGGGACAGCGACCGCCTCGCCGCCGTCACCGAAGTCCTCGACGCGTGGGCCGCGGAAGCGAGCGTCACCGAGGACGGCTACCTGTTCGTCGAGCCCGTCTCCGACGCCGGAACCCCCGTCCTGTCCATCACGGACGATGCGACCACGGGCACTGTCGTCCGCTGGCAGGGCGCCACATCACGAGACGGCGCCTTCAACGTCGTCGTCGCCCAAGGCGAAGACGCATCCGGCAACCAGATCCAGGGTGTCGCCTACGACGCCATCGGCAACAGCCCCTACCGGTACAGCGGCCCCTTCAACCCGCTGCCCGTCCCCTACCCGTACCAGTCGAGCCTGCTGACCACGGTCGCGCAGTGCCGCAAGGCCGCCGCCGCCCAGATGAAACTGCTGCGCCGCCAAGCCTTCCGCAAGCTCGTCGTCACGATGGTGCCGCACCCAGGCCTCGTGACCGGCGACATCGTGTCCGTGACCGGCGCAGGCCTCACGAACGCGCCGTGCGTCATCGAATCCCTGTCGCTGCCCTACTCGCCCGGCGAGCAGAGCCTGACCGTGAGGGTGCTCTAGATGGCGGACTTCGCTGACACCCGCGTCTCCTTCGCAGGCAAAGGCGTGCTGCGCGGGCTGGCGCAAACCGTGCCCTCCGGCGGCGCCTGCCTGGTGAATGTCGGCGGCATCAACGTGACCGCACGTGTTGCCACCGGCCTCACGATCGCAGTGGGGAACATCCTGCTCGTGGCCCGGCTGGGCAGCCTCTACTACGTCATCAACGTCATCCCGGCGGCCCCAGTCGTAGCGCCGCCACCCCCGCCACCCCCCGACAGCACGCAGCCGGACCCCGGCGATCCGCCGCCACCGCCGAAACCGGTGACCACCACGGGAACGCTGACGTGCGTACCCGTGTCGACGGCCGACTACCGCGACGGCTCCTGGCGCTCCGACGGCGACCCGACGAACAGCTTCGACCTCTTCCAGGGCCGCTACGGCGGATCGTCCTACGGCCGCAACACCGGGTGCGCCTTCTACGGCGGTAAGCCGCACACCCTGAACGGCGCCACCTGCACGAAGGCGACGGTGAAGATCAAGCGACTGTCGGCGGGCGACTTCTCGTCCCGGTCGGCGACCCTGCGGCTCGTCTCCCAGACCAGCCGCCCGGGCGGGGCACCCACCCTCAACGAATCCACCAGCGGTCCGAGCCTCACGATCGGCTCCAGCAGCACCTTCATCCTGCCCACCTCCTGGGGCCAGGCACTGATCGACGGCACCCGCGGAGGCATCGCCATCAGCATCGGCAGCGACGACCCGTACATCCAGCTCGCAGGCCGCGGCTCCTGGTCCGCCGCCATGACCCTCACCATCTCCTGGAGGCGAACCTCGTCATGACAGCGAACACCTCCAAGGGCATCACCTATCCCCAGTCCACGGACCACACCCGGCTGTGGGAGCACTTCCAGACCCTCGCCACGACCGCCGACGGCGTCATCTTCGGCAATATCGACCGACAGGTCTTCACCAGCTCCGGTACCTGGACGCGCCCGGCGGGGGCGATCCGCGTCTTCGTGCAGGTCCAGGCTGCTGGCGGAGGTTCCGGGGGTGTCGCCTCGACCGGCGCCGGCCAAGCATCCTGCGCTCCAGGTGCCTCCGGCGGCGAGTACGCCGAAGGCTGGCTCACGCCCGCGACTGCGGGCGCCAGCGTCGCCGTCACCGTAGGCGCCGGAGGAACACCCGGATCGGCTGGCGCCAACGCCGGTGGCGATGGCGGGGGATCCTCTTTCGGCGCGCTCATCACCTGCACCGGCGGCACCGGCTCTGCTGGCGGCATCGCCTCGGCCGCCACCTCGATCGGTGCACCCAACGGCGGTACCGGCGGCACCGGCGGAGACTTCCGGATCGCCGGCGGCGACGGGGGAAACGGGCAGGTCATCGGTCAGGTTCCCGTGAAGTACAACAACGGCGGCTACGCATACATGGGCGGCGCTCGCCGCGCCAGCGGTGTCGCAGCCACCACAACAACGGGCTTCAACGGCTACCCCTACGGCGGTGGAGCATCCGGCCCCGCCAACGGCGCCACCCAGCCCGCCGTCGCAGGCAGCACAGGTGCGGCCGGGATCGTCATCGTCACCACCTACACCGCTTAGGAGCAGCATGCCCCTCGACCCGCCCGAGACGTCGACGAGTGACACCACGTGGTTCGTCAACGGCCGCTACAGCGCCAACTCGGTCACGAGCTTCCAGGTGAAGGTCACCGTCGAAGGTCCGTCCCAGGAAGCCGAGGGCGACGCCTGCCTTCAGGCCCTCGTCGACCTGCTCGGCACCCGGTTCGCCGGAGTCACCGGCACCAAGGGCTTCACGGCGTACACCACCCGGAACATGACCACATCCTGACGTCCCACGCATCCCCAACGCCTCGCCCGCCGGGGCCTTTTTTATGCCCGAGGAGCCCGACGATGATCCACGGAATCGATGTTTCGGCCTACCAGCCGGAGACGTACAGCACGGCGGGCCTGGACTTCGTGATCGTGAAGGCCACCGAGGGCCTCTCGTACACCAACCCGCGGATGGCCGCGCAGGCCAAACGGGCACGTGACGCCGGGCTCGTCATCGGCTACTACCACTACCCCCACATGGCCAACGACCCCGTCGCCGAGGCGAACTACTTCCTGTCCAAGGTTGCCTGGCGGCCGGGGGACATCATCGTCTTCGACTGGGAGGGCTACGACGCCGCCAACAAAGGCGTCAGCAAGTCCAGGCAGCTCACCTACCGCGACGCCTGGCTGAAGTACGTCAAAGGCAAGATGGCCGGCCACCGGGTCGGCATGTACTCCAACACCGACTACTGGCTGAACGTCGACAAGACGTCCAACTGCGGCGACTTCCTCTGGATCGCCACCGGCGGCAAGCCGGCCGGGCAGCCCGGCATCAACTACGCCTGGAGGTTCCACCAGTACTCCACTGCTGGCGGCATCGACCACGACGTCGCCGCATTCGATTCCCGCGCCGCACTGGCCGCGTGGGCAGGCAGCATCCAGGAGACAGACGTGGCCCTGACCACCGCAGAAATCGGCAAGATCGCCGACGCCGTGTACGCGAAGCTCCTCAAGACCGACGACGTGCTGACCGCACCTGCGGACGCAGCCGACTACGCGACGAACAAGTTCTGGACGTGGCAGACCCACATCCAGGACGTCACCACCCGCGTGCGTGCCCTCGGCAAGAAGGTCGACGCACTGCCCGCCGTCGAGCTGACCGACCAGCAGATCGCCACGCTCGCCTCCACCGTCGCCGCCAACCCGGCGCTCGCCGAGCAGATCGCAGAGAAGGTCGCCGTCAAGCTCGCCGCGAGGCTCGCTCAGTGACCGCGATCGCCCACGCCCGCCACAACCAGACCGTCCGGCGCTGGCTCGCCGAACAGGAAGCGAGAACCTCATGAAGTACTTCGGACGCGAGCCCGTCTACATCCTCGGCTTCATCGCCGCCCTCCTGCAGGCTCTGTCTGCGTTCGGCGTCGACCTGTCCGCCGACACGCAAACCCTCATCAACGCCGTGTCGGCCGCCGCAGTCGGGCTCATCACGGCGATCGTTCTGAAGAACGGCGCGCTCGCCGCCGCCATCGTCCAGTTCGCGCAGGCTGTCATGGCGCTCTGCGTCGGCTTCGGGCTCGACTGGTCCGCCGACGACCAGTCCAAGGTCATGGCCGCCATCGGCGCGCTCGTCACCCTGTGGCTGCGGGAGAAGGTCACCGCGCCCGTGCCTTCCGTGCCGCTGGAGCAGTCGAGCCCGGTTAAGCCGTCCGCGCCGCGGAGCGTGTAGGTGCCGCGCCGTATCATCCGGCGGCTCAGCAAACGGCTCGGCCGCCGGGGCGCGATCCTCCTCTGCTACGGCGTGGTGTGGGCGATCATCGGCTACGGGCAGATCACCGCCCCGGCACCGGATCTGCGCGGGCTGCGGCTGCTACTGCAGATGATGCCGCTCTACGCGTGGGGCTGGATCTGGGTGGTGTCCGGGCTCATCGCGATCGTCTCGGCATGGCTGCCGCCGGAGAAGGACTGGCCGGGGTTTCTGGCGCTGCCGCTGATGGTGCTGCCGTGGACTGTGTCGTATCTCCTCGCCTGGATTCTCGGGGACTATCCGCGGGGATGGCTGGCGGCGGTGGTGTGGGGGGCCATCGCCGCACCGGTACTGGTTGTCGCCGGATGGCGGGAACCGCCCCGGCCCAAGAGAGTTGAGAGCTACTGATGGGCGTGGACACCTGGATTCAGGCCGGGCTGGCACTGATAGGCACGGGGGGCGGCGTGGTGGCCGCCCGCTCGGCGCGGCGCACCAAGCGCCAGGAGAACCGCGACGATTTCCTCGCAGTCACGACCCAGCAGGGCAAGGCGATCGAGCGCCTCGAGAAGCGGGTCGAACGCCAGGAGAGCGAAGCCGAGAAGCAGCGGGAGCGGATCGGCGAGCAGGACGAGGCGATCGGCTGGCTCCTGCATCGGGTCCGGTCGCTGGTCTCGCATATCAAGAAGGCCGGCATGGAGCCGCCCGCGGCCGAGCCGATGACGGAGGCCGCAGCACGATACCTCCGCAACGTCGACGCGTGAGAACTGGAGTGCGACCGGTGGACGATGAAGCCCCGCCCCCGTTCTGGCTGTCGCCGCGCCCGTTCCTCGAACCCGACTGGCCACCCGACGACGAGACCGAGTGAACAACGCCCCCGTACCGCTCGCCCAAGTGGTGAGTGATACGGGGGCGGTTCTGTCATGCTGGGGGTACGGCAAGACACGCACGCCGGAGCCGGACGCGGCCAAGGTCTCTCGGGGCCCGTGTAGGAAGTCGCAGGCAACTGGGACAACCGAGGCGGTACGCGCCGCCCGAGCCGTAAGGCCAAGGGTCACAGACTCCGCGAAGAAGCCCCGCTCTCCTCCGGGAGGGCGGGGCTTCGCCTTGCCTGGAGGCCGCCACCTGTGGCGATGCGCTGTTCATCAATCGGTCGGAACGTGAACCTGAACATCGATCATGGTCAACTCGCTGTTCAGCAAGTCCAGTTGTTCAGAAACTCGTTCATCAACCTGGTAGTGTTCAGAATGCCAACCGATACGTTTGATGAACGAAAGGGGGATGTGGATGGCCCTAGTTGGCCTCGTCCGCGTCAGCACCGACAAGCAGAACGTCCAGCGACAACACGACGCACTCGACCCGATCTGCCTGAAGGTCTTCGAGGAGAAGATCAGCGGCAAGCTCGCCACCGAAGAACGCCCCGCCCTCACCGCCGCCATCGAGTACCTCCGCGAAGGCGACATGCTCTGCGTTCAGGAAGTCGACCGCCTCGGTCGCAACCTCCTCGAAGGCCTGATCGTCCTCAACGACCTCTTCGAGCGCGGCATCTCCGTCAAGGTGCTGGAAGGCATCGCAGCCGGCGAGCACAAGGAGCGCTCCCTGATCCTCGACCTCGCCCTGGCCCTCGCCGAAGACCGGCGCCGGGACATCGTCAAGAAGACGAAGGACGGGCTCGAAGCCGCCCGCAAGCGGGGACGCGTCGGCGGACGCAAGCCCGTGATGACGGAGGCCCTCACCATTCAGGCCGCTGCCCTGCGGGAGCGAGGCTTCACCATCCGGCAGATCCAGCCGCACCTCCGGATCGCCGAAGGTGCGAACAAGGGGAAGAACCCCAGCGTTGGCGCCATCTCCCAAGCGCTCCAGCTCCACGATGCAAGCCTCGCGACCGCGGGGGAGGCCTCGTGACGCTCGACATCCGCATCACCGACGACCCGCACCACTTCGACCTCTACGACGCCGACGACAAGATCGGTGAGATCCTTTGCGACCCGCCAGACGCAGACGACCCCACGGACATCTACCCGCCGTACTGGTCGGCCGAGCTCTGGAGTCAGATGGGCACCGGCAAGGAGTGGAGTGCGACCGGCGAGTCCTTTGACGAGGTGAAGCGGTACGCGCACGAGTTGTACGAGCAGTTCGCCGCCGAGCGGCGCGATCTAAGTAAGGGCTCCCGCATCTGGACGACGGGCAGCGTTCCGATGGGCGGCAAGCCGGGATGGAGGCGGCGCTAGCTGCGGGCCCCCGCTTGCACCAAAAATCGAACACGCGCTCTAATCAGGTTATGGCCAGACACAAGCTCGACTACCTCACCGACACCCAGGAACGCATCCTCCGCTGCATCCGCGAGTCCATCGTGGACCGCGGCGAAGCCCCAACGGTGGTGGAAATCGGCAAGGCGGTCGGACTGTCCAGCCGCTCATCGGTCCACTATCAGCTGCGGGAGATCGAGGCGAAGGGCGCCATCGTCGTGGAGCCCGGCCGGCCCCGCGGGATCCGGATCGCGTGATGCAGGCAGACCCGCAGCGCTACCACCTCACCCTGTACACGGGCGCCCGGCCCGTCATGCACGGCTGGTGGGCCGACCTGCCGACCGCCGAGGACAAGTTCCGCCGCTGGATCGGCGAGCACGGCAGCGTGGCCGGCGCCCGCGTCACCCTGATCGACGAGGAGACGGGCACGGTGTTGACGACGTGGCCGACCGAGCCGTAGCCGTCTGCAATCCTGGCGGCATGAGCCTGGACCCGCGATCCCCGTCGATGAACCTGTGGCACCGCCTGCTCGCTGCTGGCGTGAGCGAGGACGAGGCGACGACGCTGATGCACGGATACGCGCACGAGCTGGCCGAGCGGATCCGCACCCAGTACGGCGAGCCCCGCTGGGACGCCGACGAGCCCGAGTACGCCTACGGCTATAACGCGGCGACGCACGACGCGGCCGACCTCATCGACCCGCAGGCGCAGCAGCCTCCCGTCGGCGAGTACCGCTTGTCGACCCGCTGACTCGACCCGGGCTCGACGTCCGCCTGCCAGACTGATCCTGCCTCCCGTCGCCAACCCCCGTCGGCGGGGGGTACCGACCGGCATCGGTGACTGGCGGCGGGCGAGGTTCCCAACTCGCCCGCCGTAACCGCGTTGCCAGTGCGTCTCGCTACGCTGGCTGGGACACATCCGCGTTGCATGGCTGCACGCGCCCGCCCCGCCCTGATGGACAGCGCCGTCCGGGCGGGGCGCTCGACTTGGAGGACCCGTGAGCGACGACCTGATGCAGTTCCTGCGGGCGCGGCTGGATGAGGACGCTGCGGTGGCACGCAAGGCTGCGAGCAGGCAGCAGGGCGGCGGCGACTGGACATTCGCCGACATGGCTGTCCGGGCAGGCGATGATGCGCCAGTCGTGAGGCATACGTGGGTTGATGAGGGCGCCCACATCGCCCGCCATGACCCGACCCGAGTCCTCGCCGAGGTCGACGCCAAGCGGGAGCTGATCGACGAGGTGCTCGGCTACGAAGCGCGGATCGACGGCGAGTGGGGCGTCGGCGGGGGCGTCTCACCCAATACGGTCCCGGCGCTTCGCCTGCTCGCCCGCCCGTTCCGCGACCACCCCGACTTCGACCCGTCCTGGCTGGAGGGCTGATGGCGCCCGTCCGTTTCCTACGCGATGCCTTCGCCCGCTGGGTCCGTGACGTCCACGACGGCTTCTGGAACGGCATGGACTGGCTCGGCTTCTAAGCCGCGGTCGTCACGTCCCCGCGCTCGACCTGGCGCAGCTCGGCCAGCAGCAGCTGGTACTCGGCCCGCTGCTCATCGGTGAGCCGCGCATCCCGGTGCGTGAACAGCGCGCGGATCCGCGCGTTCAGCTCCGCAGCCGAGCGCGGAGTGCCGTCAGGCGGGGGAGTCGGGGGCATGACGATCAGTCTAGAGCGGGGGTACGACAGCGGGCCATGGGCTACCGGGTGGATGCACTCGGTATTCTCATGCACCCCCTGCATTGACAGTCTTATGCAGGGGGTGCATGATGGTTTCAGGTCGAGAGCCCAGCCACCGGAGGAACCATGCAGCAGTGCCCCGCCGAAGCCGTCATCGGTGACCGCTACCAGGACAGCGAAGGCGACACCTGGGTGGTCGCGGAACTCGACGACCGCGGACGCCCGTCGCTGGTCGAGGACCAGGACCTGATCGAAGACCCCAGCGACATCGACGCGGAAGTGCAGACCTGGACATCCGTCGCGGGCGACTACGGCCCCCTCGTGAAGGTCGACTCCAACCCGGAGCTGACCGCCCTCCTGGAGGCGCGGGCCGAGCGCTCGAAGGAAATCGCCGAAGTCGTGAACACCGTCGCTCCCGAGCAGGTGCGCGACCTCTACAACACCATCGCCGGATTCCGCCACTGGGGCGCCAAGCTGACCGAAGCCCAGGGCAAGGTCAACAGCTACTCCGGCCACCGGGCGAAGGAGCTCCGGAAGATCGTCGAGATCGTCGGCACCCAGGACAAGGCGGCCAAGCTCCTCGGTATGAACCAGTCCACCCTCAGCCGCGCCCTCCGCCCTCGCAGCGAGGCGTGAGCAGCCAGCCCCGCCACGGCGGGGCTTCGGCATGTCAGCCCTCGGCGGGCGGCTCGACGATGAACGTCCCCTTGCTGGCCACGGTCTGCGCCAGCCCGCGATCCCGCAGCTCCTGGATGACCCGCCGCGCCGTCCCGTAGGCGATCCGGTACTGGTCGGCTAGCTCTCGTTCCCCGGGGAGTCGCGCGCCGGGCTGTAGCTGCCCGGCCTTGATGCGGCCCTGGATGTCGTCGGCGACTTGCACGTACACGTACACGGGCGAGCTCGGATCCACCACCGACGCTTGATCATCCATGCCGTCAACGTAGGGCGGTCTGGCCCTCCACGCGTCGACAGGAAGCCGCATGGTGCTGCATGTGGCGGTATGGAGCGGTGTGTAGCGGTAGCCTGCAATTGCAAGAGCCCCCGAGGCCACGGCCCACGCAGCCCCGGAGGCAGCCGACGAACGGAGCGTCGACATGGAACACCCTACGGAGCCGCAGCCCGCGGTCCAGACCGCCGACACGATCGACGCCATAGAACCGGCCGGGCCCAGCCCCTGCACCTGCGGCAGCCGCGACCACCAGGCCGTCCGCATCGGCGACCAGCTGTCACCCAGCGGCTCCGCCATCCGCGCCGTCTACGTGTGCCCCGCCACCTCCGCCACCGGCCTCAGCGGTGCACTGTGAAGCCGCCCGCCGTCGCCCCGCCCACCCCCGAGTGGACCGCCCTCGTCGTCCACTTGCAGGCCTGCGAGATATGCAGGACCAGCGGGCCCTGCGAGACGGGGCAGCAGCTCGTCGACGCGCACAAGGCCGCACGGCGCTGACGGGCCGTTGCCTGACAGGCGCTGAACGGGCGTTCAGTCGTGCCGGTGAGGTAAGCCCTGGCCAGAGGATGTGCGGGCGGTAACGGAAACGTGCGGGGTGTGGACAGAAAGCCAATGAATATGCAGGGGGCACTCTTCCCAAGGTGCTCAACCTGTTGTTGACTTTGGTTCAAGTTCGCAGCCCAGGCTCGGCTGCACACCCCCTAGCCATGCAGGAGGTCAGTGACGTGCACCCGCAAGGCGTGAGCGATCAGCAGCAGGTCCGAGAACTGCGGATCGCGAACCGCGTTCTCGTAGCGCTGGATGCTGCGCCGCTCCATGCCGGCGAGGTGCGCCAGCTCCTCCTGTGATAGCTCAGCCTGTCGCCGTAAGTCGGCGATGCGGTGGCCGAGGGCGATACGGCGTTGCATGACCCAATCGGGTCGAGGATTGCGGCGGGCTGGCACCCGGGACACGCTTCGGCGTCAGTGATCTTGAGTCAGTACCCAAGTGGTCGCCACTTGAGAAAGTTTGGATGCTGTGCGACGGACGGCCCGCCCCTCCCCGTAGAGCAGATGGAAGACCCTCAGCCTTGCGGTGCGCTGGCATATGCCGCAGGGCTTCCGGTAGTTTCAAGTAATCGAATGCGTGTTCGCTCGAAAGGGTGAACATCGCCCCACCTGCGGTTCTCGTTGGACAGGCAGGGAACTCAGCGCGCCACCCCCCGCACCACACCCTCCGCCCACCCCACAGGAGTCGACACATGGACCGCCCGGACATCCTCGACCTCTACAACTGGCAGCCCGGAGTGTGCTTCCGACACCCCGACAAAGGCACCGTCGACACCACCGTCGTCAAGACCCTCCACCCCCGCCACGACGGCGACCACGACGTCCGCGCCTGCCGCGAGTGCATCCTCGCCATGGAAGCCATAAGGCGCGAGGCAGCCGAACGCTCGGGGAGCGAGTATGTACCGGGACACGCGGGCGAAGCGCAGAGCTAGGGCATTCCTGCAGCTCGCATCCGCTCCTGGGGCCGGAATCGTGGGGAGAATCTGGGGAGCGGATGCCGCCGGGGAGGCGCTGGGGGGACTCGCTCGTCAGTAATGCATCTCAATGAAGCTCAAAGCATCTTCAAGTATCGCAGCAGTTCATTGGGTCACCGGCGGGACGAGCCGCAACCCGCCGCAGGTCACGGAACACCGGGCGACAGAACCCGGCGTACAGCCCGACTCGTCTGCCCTGTAGGTCATTGACCTGCAGGAACGCCCCGGCTTCCTTGATCCATACCGGCGCTGGGGAGAATCTGGGGAGAATCAGAACCGGGGGAGATCTCGGGAGCCTCATCCGCCTCACCGGCGGGGGCATCACCAGCGCCGGGGGACAGGAACCGCCCGAGCGCCACAATCCCCATGCTGCCAGACTTCGGCATGAAATGCGTGTACGTCCGCAGCGTGAAAGCCGGATCTGAATGCCCCAGCCACGCAGCCAGCCTTGTGATGGTCTCACCGGCCTGCAGCACGACCGACGCGAACGTGTGCCGGGTGACGTGGAAGCCGTCCTCGCGTGGCATGTTCCACGCGATCCGCGCCCACGGCTTCTTCCCCTCGCCCTGCACCCACTCGGTCTCCGGCTTCGGAATCACTCCGGCCCGAACCAGCGACGGCTTCCACGTCTTGTCATCGAACGTGACCCGGTTAACCGCCCCGCCGGCGACGCCCCCCGTGCGCGGAGTCGTCACAAGCAGCCGCACCGTCCGCTTCGGCCGGTCCTCCCACGCCAGGTTCGGCCGGTCCGGATCCACCCACGGCAGCGTCACCTCCACCGTCGGAAAAGAGTTGGCGTACTCCTTGACCGCGGCAGCCAGCTCGGGCGGGCACGGCGCTGTGCGCTCCTTGTTGCCCTTCGGCGGCGCGAAGCCGAGACGGGAGTTGACCCGGACGATCTGACGCACCACCCCGATCTCCTCGCCGTCAATGTCGTCCGGAGAGAAGGCGAGCGCCTCACCCTGACGCAGCCCCGCCCCGACTCCTAGAGCCAGCAGGATCCGGTACCGGGGAGGAAGCGCCTCCCGCATCGCGGCCACGGTCTCCTCCGGCCACGCCTTCGCCTTCGACGGCGGCACGGCCGGCGCCTTCAAGTCCTCGTCGCGGAACGGGTTCGCCGGAATCCGCTTCGCCTTGTACGCGGCCTGCATGATGGACGAGAAGTGCCGCCAGGTCACGGAGAGGGTGCTGACGTCGATGTTCTGCTCGGCGCGCGTCACCCAGGCTTTGATCTCGTCATGGCCGATGCGGTTCAGCGGCAGGTGCCCGATGTGCGGCAGGATGTGGTTGAACACGCGGGGCTTCATGGACTGCTTCGTCGTCGGCGACTGACGGAGCGTCGGCCACCACTTCTCCTCGACGTACCACTGCAAGGTGACGTTGCCGTCCCGCGGATCGTAGAACTCCCCGCGGACCGTGTCCGTCTGCGCCTTGGCCATCCACTCCTCGGCGCCGCCTGGGCCCTTGAGGTTGGTGAAACTGCGATCCCGGACGCCCGGGATGCCGGCCACGCGCCAGCGCTTGCCCTGCTTGTAACGATCCGTCTTGCGCTTCTTGCCCGTTTCCGGGTCGGGTCGCTTGGTCCACCACCGATCCTCGATGTAGCCCGGCATCGGCGCCCCCGTTCGTTCAGACCTGACTCATGGGCTCCGGAGAGATGTCGATGATCTCCCCGGCGTACATCTGGAACCACTGTCCACCAGCAAGGTGCTGCTTCGTGACCGGATTCATGGCGGCGGCGAACGCTTCAGTGTCCAGGACCGGATCGATGTGGACTCGGATGCAGCCCTTGTCCTCAAGCACTATGGCGGTGTCGGGCACCAGCCGGTGGAGGAGGTACTCGATCCGCAGCGGAGCGTCAGGCGTGGTGCGGCCGACGATTTCGTCCTCCCACAGCTGGAACCAGTTGGCCGAGGACATGAGGTTGTCGATCTCGATGTTCAGCTGCCGCACCACGTCCTCGAGCGCAGCGCTCTTGTCGAGCAGCACTTGGATTCTGCCGCGGTCTTCGAGTATCCGGGCGAGCCTGCCGGGAGCGAGGTCCTCGACCGCTTCGTAAGTGACGTGCAGCATGCACTCCTCCTTGCCCAACGGTGCACTTGAGCCAGATCGGCCGGAAGTGCACGGTTGGTGAAGGGTACGTCTACACGGAGTCGCCGACAATCGGTTGTAGAAATATCTACTTACGGACATTCGCGATCAGTTGACAGAAGTTCAGCAGCTGCTGCGCTACTCGCCGGCCTCGCGCCTCGCCCGCTCATCCGCTTCGATCATGTAGCGCCAGCGCCGCAGCTCTTCGGGCGTCTTGCCCGCCAGGTGGCCAACGATGATGCGCACGTCGGATCCGTAGCCGGCCAGTTCAGTCGCCTCGTACTGCAGCCACTGCTTGGCGACGGCCTCCTTGATGAGGCGGACCGGCTTGCCGAGAGTCGCAGCGATGGCGCCGATTTCGGGCGGGAGGGGTGGGTTGACGGGCGGATTCTTCACGACCCGCTGGAGGTACGCCTTGGAGACGGTCTGGCCGGTCTCGGGGTCGATGGCCCGGTCTGCAAGGCGCTGATACGAGTCGCCCTTGTCGAGTGCTTCCTGGATGAGCTGGGAGAGTGCACCGATAGGCGATGCCTGTTCGGCCGCGCCGGGGTCCGGGGCTGTGGCCGGGGCCGTCATGTCCTCTTCCTCTCGTGACACTTCAACACCGACTGTCTCTATGTGGGGGAGTCTGCGTCGGAAAACTAGCAGGTCAGTCTGTACAACCATCCCCGTTTGTAGACGGATCGTCTACAGATCAATGCTATCCAGCCAAGAATTTTGCCGGTACTCGCCGGTTCGTCGTCCAGTTCTGTAGACGATTCGTCTCTGTCGTGCTTAACTCGTCTCATCAAGGCCGCTCCGCAACACGGGGGAACCATTGAGCCGCAGATACACCCTGAAAAGCGCCTACGTCTTCCGGTATGCCATGAAGAACCCTGGTCGAGGCACCCCCTACGGGTACGACACCCTCGCCAAGGCGAGCGGCTGCGGACGTGGCCTCATCGAGAAGCTCGCCACCGGCAGGCAGAAGACCGCCGACGTCAATGACGCCCACGCTCTCGTGGAGGCGTTCGGGATCCCGATCCTGTTCCTCTTCGCGCCCAAAGCGTCTTCAGAACTGGACGATTCGTCTCCAGCTGATCCCCCCACCAAGAAGGAGTAACCACGTGTACAGGAAGGGATCCAAGCCCAAGCCCCCGAAGGGCTGCCTCTGGATCGAGGGCGCTGCCGAGCACCTCGGCCTGGAGCCCAACACGCTCCGCAAGTGGCGCCTCCTCGGCAAGGACAAAGAGGCAGGCATGCCCAGCTTCAAGGTCGGCGGATACGTCGCCTACAAGATCGGCGACCTCGACGCCTACCTCGACAGCCAGTACCAGGCCGCCACCGAGGCCGACCCGGCCCGCGAGCACGACAGCCGGCCCGCCGAGCCCCGCCTCGCCAGCCGTACCCGCACCGCCGCCTAAAACGGCCGCGGCCCCAACCGTCGGGCGCCTACCCGACAGCCGGGGCCACCGCGGCTCACGCCGCGCGATCCACCCCGAACGAACTCACGAAACGAAAGGGGCTTCACGTGCCTCAAGTGAATCAGATGCCGAAGCCGAAGCCTCCGGTGCTGACGCCGGAGCAGAAGGCTCGCGCGATCGACCAGCGCAACGAACAGGCCCGTAAGAACCTGCGCGGAGTGGCTCGGCTCAACGCCAAGACCGTCGCTGACGCGGAAGCCCGGCACGCTCGCCGCTTCGGTCTGACCGGCCTGACGGCGCCCAAGCCCCAGGGCGGTGCCCGATGATCCCCGAGCCGCTGACCACGTTCGACGAGATCACCTCCAGTGTCCCCCGCGTCTCCCCGTTCCGGACGATGTGGAACGAGGCGGAGGAGTTGCTGCACGCAACCCGGCCTGACGGGTTCGAGGTTGAGGAGATCGGCCGGATCGCGTTCGACGACCTGCCGGACGCGGAGAAGA